CATTATGATAGTGTTTTTTGTTATTTTTTAGGCCCTAATCGTGTTGAAACTATGACTCGAAAAGAATTTAAAGAACTATATGGATTCGAAGCAAAATTTAAAGATTGCTCTTAAAACAGAAATAGATGTTAAAGAATAAAATTATGACAAAGGAAGAAGTTATTAAACAATTACAATGGAAAAGGGACAACGTATGTAATATACGTAGTACTGATGATAAAGAACTTAAACTTATATGTAAAGTGCAAAGGGATGCTTATGATAGGTGTATTAAATTAATTGAGCAATAGATAAGTTATAATTATGACAGACAAGAATATTAGCATGTGGAAGGTAGAGGAGTTTCTTATTGATAATCTTAAGGAGCTTCCTATGGGAAATGGTAAGTTCAAGTTAAAAGCAGAGTGTTCTCTTGCTGAATTTCTTGAAAAGTTTGAAAAATATATAAAAGAAGAATAAGATATGGATCATTTTGAATTTATTTGTTTGCTTCTTTATTGGCAGTTTTCTTCAGCATATATGATGAAGACGCTTAGAATTGAACATGAAAATAATATTGTAGATAGAATATACTATTGTTTCATTGGTTTAACATTAGGTGCTTTATTGACTCCTTATCATTTGGCAATAGATATTTATGATAAATTACATAAATAAATTTGTTATATTATGAATAAAATTATAAAATGGTGGAAACGTAGAAAATTACGTAGAAATTTTGATTTACGACAAGCCTGTATAGACAAATACTCTAAAGAGTTTGGTGAAGAAGCAGGAAAAGAAATTGGAGAAATGTATGATTCTATAAATCGTGGTATTCCTATAGGTGGGTTTTTAGAAACTGCTGCATTTTTAGATATGGTTGAAAAAGTTAAAAAAGAAAGTGGATTATATTAATATAAATATAGAATATGGATGATAATGAGAAGATAAGCGCAATGCTTATTAGACATATAAGACAAGAAAGAGGAAGTTTATCTAATGATGAAGCAACAGAGGCTATAGCTTGGATCGAAAAGCAAGCTGAGAAGTCTTCCAAGTGGAGTGAAGAAGATGAAAAGATGGTGAATGATATAATAGCAGCTATTGATACATTATATTATCATGGAATGGTGAATTGGCTTAAAGGCCTCAAATCAAGAATATAAGAATAAATTATGAAAGAAATGACGACTGAGCAAAAGGCAAGAGCCTATGATAAGGTGCGAGAAATAATTGCACTAAAATTTGGTTCTAATGCGGTAGAAGAAATCTTTTCCAAATTTGAAGAGCCTGAGAATGAGAAAATAAGGAAAGCTCTAATCAATGTTTTTGCTACACATAAAGATTATGAGATGTTTTTTGGTGTATCTGTAAAAGATATTCTTTCCTGGCTCGAAAAGCAAGATGAGCAGAAGTCTGTTGAGTGGAGCAAGGAAGATGAAAAGTATATTTACAATATTGCTTATTTTCTTGAACATCCAACTATGTTAGGCGAATGTAATAAACATATTGCTATAGAAATGATTAATTGGATTAAATCTATCAAAAATAGAATGCAACCACAAGAGTGGAGTAAAGAGGATGAAGTAAATTTAAATGAAGCACTTTCTTATATTAAAGATGATGCTTTAAAAGAGTTTATTAGATCTCTTAAATATTATAAGAAGTGGAAGCCAACTGAAAAACAGATAAATGCTTTGTGTGATGTTCTATATCTAAAAGATATTAAGTATGATATATTATCTGAACTTTTGAAGTGTTTAAAAAAATTAAAATAGTAAAACTATGAAAAACCTTAGTATAGAACAAAAGACTGAAGCCGATGATGAGGCTTTTATAGAAGTAAGTTATTCATCATCTGCAGAAGGTTTTGTTTTTAATGGTTGGAGATATTTTTGGTTGGGTATAGATAGTTACGAATTGTTATATTATTGAATTATGGAACCATATATTAGTAAAGCCGCTTTAATGGCAAAGATTAGAAACCGCTTACTACCAGTAATTAGAGATAAGCATTATGATGAATTTGAAGAAGGGCAAAATAGTGAACGTATAGCCATACTTAACATTATTGACACTCTTGAAACAAAAGAGGTCGATATTGAAAAAGAAGTTATAGATTGGTGGAATGCTTATTATTCTTCAAAAGCTTATACATTTGAAGGATATACTGGGCATTATCTTGAAAATTCTACATTAATTAAGATTGCCAAGCATTTCTTTGAATTAGGACAGCTTAATACAATGAAAGAGGTGGACTTAGATAAACTTGGAGAAATAGCAAGACATCTTATAGCTGTAAAAGAGCATATTGAAGATATGCGATTGTATGAAGAAGAATGGCTTATACTTGAAAAAATTGGTTATCCAGAAAGATTTAAAACCAAGAAAGGAGAATAAAAAAGTTATATGAATTTAAAATTTTAATATAGTTTGAATTTTTTGAATGTTCTTTACTATATTCTAAATATAATTAATTTAAAAAATAAAGTAATATGACACCATTTATTATTGAAATTGTAATTAGAAACGGTAAAGATGAAAAGTCAGTGATTAATCAGTTTTCCATGAATGATATGGTTAAGTTTGCTTCATTTATTGCAATGATTAAGCAGAATCTGGAACATTCTGATTATTATAATTGGTTTAAGAAGTTACCAACTAAATATGAATATGAAAATGATTGTTCTGTTCTTGATATTGATAGAATAAGGGAGCATTTCATAATTCAGTTTGGATTTTATTTTGAAGATTATTTAGAAGGTTCAGAATCTAACAAAATCAATTCTTTCAAGGAATTTTTCTATAGATTTACCCCAGATGGAGCTGATGAAATTATTGATATTAAATTATACAATGTTGATGAACTTAAATTTTGAATTAAAATATGAAACAACTTAAAGTTACAACTACCGCATCATCTATTGTTACTCTTGATGGACTTGATGTGGATGATGTTATTAGACAGGCTGCAAATCTTGCACATGAAGTATTAGAGGAATTATCTATTTATAGACAACAAAATAATTTAGATGATACATTTTCTTGTGAAGGGTCAGCTTGTGAATTTCTTGATTTGATTGATGATTAATTATGGAAAAGACATTTGAAACTATAGAAGATATTTGTTATAAAGAAGCAAATGAAGGGAGTGAGTTGATATCAGTTTCTCTTGTAGTAAAAGATAGAAATTCAGGAGAAATAAGAGTTTATAATTCAAATGAATATTACGGAATAAGTGAATATAATTCTGATAATTAAAAAGTTAAAAATTAAATTATGGATCAATATATTAATAAGTATTTACATATTACTTTAGAAGGTAATAAGGTGAATGTATTATGCGCTTATGATGGGGTATTTGGATATTCTGCCACGTTAAAGGATTGGCAGGATTATGAGAGATATTGCGATGAAAGGGCAAATGATTGGATATCATCTCCGTATGCCAATTATGATAGTTACAATAAAGAAGATAGAGAAAAAATATCTAAGAAATGGATTGAAGCAAAGAATCTTAGAGAAGGTTCCTATGAGTATTATTTCAATTTAGAAGATCCTAAAGAGTGTTTCCGTAATGAAGTTGCTGAATTAGCTAAACGTATGGGAATAACTGATGAAGATATTTTAGAAATGAAAGAAATAGATTTAGAGAAAGAAATTAAAGATTATATCTACACACTTCCACATTCACGTACTGGTATTCCTGGAGGTTGGAAATGTTCTTGGCCAGAGGAAGAAGTGATAAAAATTGTAAAACATTTTTTAGGAAGTTATGGCAAAAAAGGGTAAAAGAAAATATGAAAGATGTTGTTACAATTGTCAATATAGATGGGCTGATTGTAAAGAAAAGTTCAAAGTAGAGATTTGTGATAGATTTAAATTTGATTCAACAAGTAAGTCAATGTAAAAAATATGACACGGTACATAAATAAATTAAAAGGAGAATATAAGGATTAGAATATAAATCGTAATTTACAACTTATGGGAAAGTTAATAGATAAAGATATTTTAGCAACAGAGATTATTAAATTAAAAGGCAAAGTGTGGGATGGTTCTTCTTATTGCATTGGGTGGCAACATGCTTTGCGTATGCTAGAAATAGAACTCAATACTATTGAAACAAAAGAGGAAGATGTAACTGATAAGAAAACTGAATGGGCACCAAGTAAAAAACAAATGGATTCTTTAGAAGATATGTTAAAGTGGAACATTGGTGACTTTGATTATCAAAAATGGATGGAAGTCCATTTACTTTATAACGACTTAATAAAACTAGTAGATTATGAAACTAATAGATAAAGATAAAGTTGCAGTGGAGATAGATGAAAGGCTTCATAAATACGAACAAGAATATGCGGAATGTGCTCGTGATGAATTTTGGGGTACAGCAAGAAAGATAAGACCAAAAATTGAAGAATTAAAAGATTTCCGTTCTTTCATTGATAATATTGAAGTGAAAGAAGTAGATTATGATAAGGCTCTTGAAAGAGCTAAAGGTGAATATCAAACACATAAATCCTTTAATGGGTTTCGAGAAATGTTAGTTCGTATTTTCCCAGAACTTCATGAAAATGAGAATGAGATGGAATTAGAAAAGAAACTAACTGGGTTTCAGAATAGATATGCTTATGAAAATAGTGGAGAGTTACCATCTGCTATTGAAATAGCCAAACATTTCTTTAAATTAGGATTAACACAAAAAAAAGAATATTTATGAAATATATTGACGTAGAAAAACTAAAAGATGCAATAGAAAATATTAGTTTGAATCCACAAACAAGTGCTGACTATAATGATGGACGTAATGATATAAAGATGATGATTCTTGACATCATTGACTCTCTCCAACGGGATAGCTCGGAAATGGATTTAGAAAAAGAAATTACACGGGTATCAAAAAATGAGTATTTTGATTTTACTGATTGGAAGTCTATTGCTCGTCATTTCTATGTATTTGGATTAAAAACAAAATAATAATAAGTTATGAAAGCAAAAATTGATTTAGAGAAATTTATTTGTTCTTATGTAAAATATAACAATATACAGGATGCCTTGAAAGATCAAGGTTTGAAATGTTGTAATGATGAGATTGTTGAAATATCACAAGAAAGCGATGACAAGATAAAGAAAGATATTGTTGCAGCCGTAGAGACTTATGGTGACTTCACACAACATCGGAAAGAGGAAATTTATGCTTGGCTTAAAAAGCAAAATGAGACACCTATGGATGTTATGGATATTGAAAAGCAATATGATATAGATGTTCTAGAAAAGCATATTACGAAAGATTCTATTTCTGAATTAGCGCATACAGTTATTGTTCGTAATGGTTGGGAAATAGTTGATGCAAAAGAACAAAAACCCATTGAGAAGAAAGAATTGAAAAAAATTGTTGTTCCTATTTTTAATATTGGTGATACTATTATAGATAAAGACTTTTATGAATGTGGCACCGAAACTATTAAGGACATTAAAGACGGACAATATATTTTTACTGATGGTTATAGTATAAACATTGATGAACAAGAGGGTTGGCAACTTGTTAAAGCTTCTGCCAATATTGAGCGAAATTCTACTGAATGGAGTGAAGAGGATGAGGGTTTTTTGAATTTACTTTTAGCCATATTTAAAGTTGAGCACCCAAATGGTATTTTCTCAACTGGCAATATAACTGTATTTAATGGGGATAGTGTCACTTCAAACAGAATTATTGATTGGATCAAATCCATCAAAGATAGAGCACAGTCAAAATTCACTAAGTGGACTGAAGAGGATGAAAGAATAAAAAATCATGTACTACAAATAATCAAAAAATATTGGAATTCCTTGCCTGATACGGATTATGACGAAAATGAAATATCTGAGTCTTGTTATAATTGGATAGAATCTTTCAAGGGCTACATTCAACCCCATTCAAAACAAGAGTGGACTGAAGAGGATGAACGTATATATCAATCTATAATTGATGATACAGTGCAAGAAAACCAATTAGATGATAAACAAATAAATTGGCTTAAATTACTCAAACAAAGATATGGGTGGAAACCAAGTAAGGAGCAGATTATTGCTTTAAGATGGGTACTAAATAATATTCCATATAATAAACATAAAGAAGAAATAAGCGGATTACTTGACCAAATAAAAAACCTATAAGTTATGAAAAAAGAAGAATATGAATTAATAAAATTGTGGTTTGAGCATATTGCACAAATTGCTGATGATAGGAAAACACTCACCGGTGTTGTGATGGATGATGCCCATGCTCTTGATGAAATCAGAGCAATTGCTAAGGATAGTATTTATTTTATTGAACATCATATGTATAACAATTAAAATTTTAGAAATTATGAACACATTGTATTGGATGAACGTACTTGGAAACATTCGTGGATTTGCATTTGTTTTGCTTGTTATTTTGATTATTTTTTATATTTTTATGTTAATATCAGTACTTGTAACATGCTGTGAAACAGATTTTGATGAATTTCCAAAGAGACATTTAAACATCTTAAAAAAGACAGTAATACCTGCAATTATTGTTGTGATGCTATCAATATTTATTCCAACCAAAAAAGAGTCTTTATTTATTTATGGAGTTGGAGGAACATTTGATTATATTAAAGAAAATCCTACTGCACAAAAATTACCTGATAAGTTTATTAAAGTGATGAATAATTGGGCAGATATGGAACTTAAAAATGATTCAACTATAAATATTAAAAAATAAAATTATGAAACTTGGAAATGTAGTACTTCTTTGTAAAGGGTGGTATAAAATGCGTCATAATACCCGTCTTGATTTATTTTGGATGGATATGGCGCATGCTATTAATGCCGATGGTTGGACGGTGAAAACTAAAAATGATGTATCTACTTGGTGTATATATCGTCTTGATGATATGCGTAATAATCCTAAACTCGATAATTATAAAAACCAATTTACATTTGCATATATTCTTGATTCTATTAATGGTTGGATTCGACGTGCTTCATGGAGTAATATTGAATTGAGTCAAGAAGATGCAATCATTTGGGTATTTAGAGATATTGTGCAGGGATTAAGTAAAGATTGTTTTGATGAAGAGCTAAAGCCAAATCCAAATGTACTTCCGGTAGATCTACAAGAATCATGGTTAGATGATGGTAAATATAGTAAAACACCAAAGTTTTATTTTAGTCAGTTGATGTGTGAGTATATGGATATGGTTAATGAAAGTATGCCAAATGCAAAAGAACAAGATATTGATGAAGATGATTATGATTGGATAGAAAGTTTCTTGAATAAAGAATCTTGGAAAGATGTACAAATTGAACTTGGTGAAGATAATTTGAATGATTGTATTGAAGTAGAATGCAGAGCTTTTGATTTGAAAAAAAGAAATATTCCATCTCTTGGAGAATATTATATTGAACTTGGAAAATTTGAAAATTGTAAAGACTTAGAAGAATGTAAAGATTTCAATAAGAAGTTTATTGTTCGTCTTTATAAGGAAATTACTCATTATAATACTCCAGAATGGGAAGATGATATTACTTATTATGTAAAATCAATTCGTGAAGTATGACCAAAGAAGAAATTATAAAGAAGTTTCCATTTTCTGTCGATAATCATTGTTATGGAGAAATGGGAGTTTGTACATTATGCTCTTATTTTGAAATCTGTGATAAGATGTTACCTGGATTTACAAAACCAGGAAAATGTGGAGGACCATTTTATAAAAATTAAATATAGTTTGAATTTTTAATGTTTTTGTACTATATTATTTATGTAATTAAAATAAATAAGTATGAAGACGATGACACTTGAAGAAGAAATGAAGCTTTGGGAAGAACGTGCTAATGATGAGTTTGGTACTATTCTCAAGCAAATCAAAGAAGCAACTAAGGATTATCTTTATTCTTGGGAAGAAATGGGAATTGAGTATAATGTTCTTTCTTCACCAATTACTATGTATGCTTTAAATGGTAATCGTAGATGTGTAGCGGTTTCAATCAAGCATATTCTTACACAATATGATATCCTTGGTAATCATCTTGAAGTAAAAAAATTAGTTAATAAATTATTTAAATTGTTTTAATTACATGGTAGAAAAATATCGTAATGATTGTTTTGTAGGTTATCCTTTCGAGGATTACAATGATTGGCTTTTTGAACGAACTCTTCGGATTATTGAAGAAAATGAAGTTGAAGATTAAGTAAAAATATGAAAAAGCCATTTAATACTTATACAAATCGAAATGGTCAGACACTTCCTAAGTCAGCAACCATTCCATCAAGTCCTGAAATTCTGAATTGGCTTAAGGAAAATTTCCATTTTGCCTGGGCAAATTCTGGAAAACTTATTGATGAAAGTAAACCTTATATTATCATTGGTATAAGTGCTTCACATCAAGGATATATCTATTCTCATATTTCCACTTGTGATGAACATGAAATCTCTATGTATGACCCACATATGATTAAAGACTTTACCGATGAGGAAGCATTTAAGAAGTATTTGAATTGGGCTAGTAAATTTCCTAAGAAACTTGTTAATGCAAATTTTGATTAAATAAACATGAAAAGAATTCGTAAACAGATACTTAAAGATGCTTGTTGGTATTTTGTCGAGAAAGTTGACAAGAAGCCAAAGTTCTTCAATGACATCACAAATACCATTAACACTGCTATTGAGATCGAAGGAATTATTGAAATAGATGAAAAGCTTATTCAAGATATTTGTGACTATTGTGAAAACGAAGCAATTTATGATAAGCTTGGTCAATATGGAGATTTCTATTATAAACTTGCAAGATATTTTTGGATATAAATAAAATGATTAATTCAATTTTACTTAACTGGACTGAGGAAGATAATAAGCGAATTGACCGTATTTGTGGATTTATCTGGAAATCAAGAAAAGGTGATACCGATGAAATATTTCAACAAGAACAGGATATTAAATGGTTACAAAGTCTAAAACATTAAAATGGAAAAAATAGATTACGGATCACTTTATGGTGTAAGACCAGGTGAAAGAGATTTTTCCGGTGCTATTCAAAGATCTCTAAATAATGGGATTAAACACATCGATATAAATTTTATTCAAATGTATGAAAATTTTCGCAACAAATAATGAATGAATTAGAATATTTATTAACCAAATGTGGTCTTGAATGGAATTATCCAAATTGCCCGGGTAAAGGAATATGTTCTACATGTGATAATAAAAAACAAATAGAATATAATTTAGATAAGTATAAACATAAAGAAGTAAAATTGGTTAAACATAAAATTAAGGTTATTCTATTTTAATATATATAAATCTAATATGAATAAGATTTGTACAGATATAAACCAATCCAAGAAACTAATAGAACTTGGGATTAATATAAATACCGCTGATATGTTATGGACGTATGATTTTATGGTTAATGATATTAATGGACTTAACGTAATATCAGAGCAACTTAAACCAGAAGAAAAAGATATTCCTGCTTGGAGTCTTTCTATACTGTTCAGAATGCTCCCGAAATCAGCATATTTAGAAAGAGGTTCTTCTACGGAATTATGCCGAGTAAATCTACCAATAGAACTCAAATGCTCTGATTGGTATTTAGATCCAATTGATGCATTATTTGAAATTACATGTTCACTTTTAGAAGAAAAATAAATATAGAAGGAATCCAGGTTAGAATCCTGTTTGGAAACAGACTACACATCACTGTTTGCCTGTTTGGTGTATAGAATTTGAAATAGCACATCTATATTTTAAAAAAATGATTATTATGAAACCTATAGACAAAGATGCTATAATAGCAGAGATAGAGAGATTGCAAAATGATATAAAAGCAACCGCTATTGATGGTAGAATAAGTAAAGAACAAGCCGAAGCATATAAAGTATGTGTAAAACTAAGAAGTTTAGTTGAAGACACCCTTGAAGTGAAAGATGTGAAAAAAGAGACTATGAGTGATGATTTGGAGGAAGCAATAGGTCAATCTTTTATCTACCATGAGAGTCATGGTGACGATTTTAGAAGTGACAAGCAAATAGAAACCGCATACATATGTGGTTTTAAGACTGGTGCAAAATGGGCTGATGAACATTCGATTGAGGTGAAAGAAGTGGATTCGGATAAAGAACTTGTTGAGGAAATCTACTCTCATATTGATAATATTAAAGATACTGCTGATAGAATGGCATGCGGTAATTTGATGCACCACATATTAGATTTAATTGGTCTTAAAGCATAGATAAATTATGACGCGGAAAGAGATAGAAATGATCTTAAAAGACCTTGGAGGTAGATTACCTTATGGAACAATTTATGATATTAAAATTGGTGGAGTAACATATGTAAAAGTATCATTAAATGCATTTTATTATAGTTTAATTGAAAAAAAATTTAATAATGGACAATTACAATCAATAACTCCATATCTTAAAAAAATTGATACATCATTTGAACATAAAGGTTTTTATTTAGAAAATCTTAAGGATGTAATTGATTATTATAATTCTAATTATATTGATTATAGAGGATTTATTGAACAAGGACTTGCAAACGAAGCGCCAGAAGGAATGTATGAAAAGAAAGAAAGATAAGATAGATATTATAGATTTTAATAAGAAGATTATTAAATCTAAAATGAAAAGTTCTTTATATATCCTAAATGATTTAGATAAAATATTGATGAATATTGGTTTTATATCAAAGAATAAAAAGAAAAAAATAAACTATGGCACAAGAAGAAAAAGACTTGTTTGAAAATTTATACAACAATGCTATTAAAGATAAAGGGTATCAATTTTTAAGTGATAAATCTACTGCATTTTATTGGTTCAAAAAAGGTAAAGAATTATGATAAAATATAATAACGATAATAAATTTGATGATATTTGCAAAAAATGTAGATTAGCAAATGGGATATTAACTTGTATATTAGGTTATTGTTATAAATCAAAAGAGCAACAACTATGACACAAGAAAAACAATTATTACTCCAAGATATTTGTGGGAGATTACCTTACAGAGTAATAGGTTTAATACGTATTGTCAACGGTAATGATTATAATATAATTATTACTGGTGGTGATATTGATTTATTATCGCAACATTTTATAACTATAAAACATTATCTTCGCTCGATGTCTTCAATGACTAAGGACGAACAGGAAGAATTAAAACGAGTTGCTCTGGTTGATAATGAAGGTGTTCCTGGAGATATTCCAGCATATATTGATTGGCTAAACAAGAAAATGTTTGACTATCGTGGTTTAATTCCTATGGGTTTAGCTCTTGAAGCACCTGAAGGAATGTATAATTTAAAAGTTAGATAACTATGGCAAAAGAATTAATAAGAAGTTTTCGTGACTCAAGTGAAGGATGTGTCTATGATGTATATTATGACACAAATACTGGACGTTATTCTCAATGCAGAAGAGGTAGAGAGGATGAGGATGAAGAGGATATTGATGAAAGTTCTTGGCACGTACAAGGAATAATTAGATAATTTGAATAACTATGATTAAAGAAGCATATTGTTCTTTTGAAGTAGCCAAGCTGCTGAAAGAAAAAGGTTTTGAAGGTGATATAAGTGCTTATTATCATATATGGGATAATGGTAGTAAAGTATGTTCTGCACAAGAATTTAATCATAGTGAAGCACCTCATCTTTATATTCCAGCACCAACCCACCAAATGGCAATGAAGTGGTTGAGAGAAGTGCATAATATTTTTATAGTTATTGAACCTTATTCTAATACAAGTTGTTATTTCTCTTTATGGGAAGGTGATAACTATTATGAGAATCCTTTAAGGAAAGGTTTTCCTTCTTATGAGGAAACAGTTGAACAAGCATTAAAATATTGTCTTAAAAAAATAATTAAATAATATGATAGAAGAAGCTTACGTTTCATTTGAAGTAGCGAAGCTACTCAAAGAGAAAGGATTTGATGAATACTGCCGTTATTTTTATGATTGTGAGACACCAAATACTGGTTATTTGTCAAATAAAGGATATGGAGAATCTGTTCATAATAGTAAAGTATATGATGGTCGTAATTTAGCAGCTTGTCCAACCCACCAAGTGGCAATGGCTTGGTTGAGAAAAAACCACAATATCTGTATCACCATATATCCTGATAAAGAAAACGGGTATGAAGCGGTCTTATATGACATAAAAAATGATGTGGAAATAGTATTGCAATCTTTTGGAGTTTATGGTATTCATATCTATAAAGAAAATTATGAAGAAGCTGTTGAATCAGCTTTGAAGTATATATTAGAAAATTTAATTTAAGAATTAATTTTTTAACTATATTTGAATTTTTTATATATTTAGACTATCTTAAATATAGATATAAAAATTAAATAATATGAATAAAATTTGTACTGATATCAACCAATGTAAGAAATTTATAGAACTTGGGATTGATATAAATACTGCTGACCTTACGGTTATAGATCTTCCAATTCAAAATGGAGATCGATTTAAGTTTATTCAGAATAAACTACCTGGTGATATATTTCCTTCTATTACAGATGGAAAATCAGAAAAGATTCCTGCTTGGAGTCTTTCTAGATTAATGGAATTAATACCAAAAAGTATGATTTCAACTCCAAATCCATTGAGTACAAATTATTGTTGTCGAAATGTAGAATTTGATATGGAATTTTATGCTGACAATGCAGTTGACGCTGCATTTGAAATGGTGGTTTGGCTAAAAGAAAACGAAAAGCTATGAGAAAGAATAAAGGTTATCAACAAGATATATATAAATCTTGTCGAAGAAAAGAACGAATTAATAGTTATGCTAAAGGGTCAAATTTAACTCTTGAACAATATATTAATGAGGAAAATAAATATTTTGATAACTATATCAAGACATGTAAAGAAGAATATGAAAAGATTTCAACTTTAACTACTTTAACTAATAAAGAACTTCGAAAATATTGTTGGGACAATATGATGTGGGAAGTTTATTTTGATGATAATGATAATTTGATTCCATTGGAGAAAGCTATTGAAATAATTGAAAAGAATAGACGTAAGAATATTAGTAGACGTCTATATAGTGATTGGAGCGGTTATCAAAAACGAATTGTAAATAAAGATAATCAGAAATTTGTATATAATACAGGAGGACATACTGGACATATCACTTCAATTAGGGTTCCATCATTAAAGAGATCTAATAGTGTTTGGAAACGATTTTATGAGTTATTTCCAGAAGCAAAAGGTTTGAAGACATTTAGAGGTTGTAAATTGAAAAAAATATAAAATAATAAATATTATGAGTATTAGTGGTTTATTTAATTGTTGTGAATATGAAGATGAGAAGGACTATATTGAAAATGGTCCAGCTATAACTATTTGTGAAAAATTGGATTTCTTTTGTGCTAAATGGTATTTGAATGACCAATTTAGGAAAACCGGATATGGGATTGTTGTAACTCCCAAATCAATTTGTGATCCAATATATGTAGGACCTGATGAAAACGGTAAACCACAATATCAAAGTGTATTTCAAATTGCAAATGTAATTCCAGATTATCAAGGTGGTTATATTATAGAGCCAATTGCCGAATGGGAAGATTGTTTGGAACAAATGACAATTTATAATCGCAAAAATATTCCATTTTATGAAGAAAATTTTAAAGAAGTTTATAAAGCATTAAAAAATAAATAATATTATGCCAAAAATAAAAACAAAGATATTTTATAGCAGGAATGGAATAAAATATTATAAGATGGAGAATGTTGATAAAATTCCTCCAAAGAACCCTAGGGTTGATTCAAAGGTACGTATTCATGCTTTAGATCAAATTCAACAAAATAATAAGCATAGTCATTATAGTTATGAAACTAAAAAATATGAATCTAAGCTAGGATTTTATTATTATAAACGTGAATATCATAATTCGATAAAAGTTGAAAAAAAATGTACAATTAAGTTTTTTGATATTCAATTAGGAAGTACTGAATATCATTTTGAATATCCTATAGATTATACCAGAAATGGAGAAACTCAAAAAATAAATATTGAGATGCGTCCTTGGGATATTTTACCTGGATATACCGGGATGCCCGATAATATGATTGATGCTTTAGTAAAAGAAGCAAATAATTTTATTGATATTTGTGAACCTTACAATAAAGAAATCAGAAAGGAAATTATGACCGATTTGTTTGGTTATCCTGATGGTCCTAAGATTCAACCTAATAATATCAAAATACTTGCACATGGATTTGATTTGAAAACATCATTTAGAAAGGATAAAGAAAAATGAAAATAACAACATATTGGTATAATAGAAAAGATAATTGGAAACCAACCAAAAGGTATATTTTGATTTTCAATACATTTACAGATTCTAAAGTTATTTCAATATCTATTTCTCAATATGATAATTGGAAAGATTGTATGGATGAATCTGTAGAATTGGATTCAATGTATAAAACTCATAAACTTCCAATTGAAAAGAAAGAGTTCTTTATTGGTGCAAGCAAGAAAAATAGAATGAATAAATCAGAACGAATAAAGACTATATATGATTTCTCTGATAATCGTAGTTGGTGGGGATATATAATTCTTGATATGCATGATTGCAAATGTCTTAAAGTTGGTGGATATGGATTTAGATTTTATGTATCAAAACGTATTAGTACAAGTGAATCTATTAATGTCATAAAAAATACAAAACACATCAATAATTCAGTTTATATATTGGATTATTTTTTCAGAGATACAAATGTTTGTCCAGATGAATATGAATTTGATGGGATTGAAGAATATGAAGGATGGATTCAATATAGATGGGGTGATGGCAAAAATGCTATTAATTATGTAAAGCCACCAAAGACGAAATCAATAAATAAAAAAATAGTTTCTGAGATTGATGGATATGATATTGAAACCGGAGGATTAGATGATTACTTTAAATATGAATCATTAGAAAATAAATTTTCCGATTTGATTAATAAAGAAACTTATAAAAGATTAATGGAAAAATATAATTAAAAATGAATTCAATAGAATTAACAATTTGGATTATAATAGTAATAGGTATCTTTATATTTATTATATCCCAAAAGAATTTATTAAATGTATATAATTGGAAACAAGATTATATAACAATTGGTTTATGTGTCAGATGCAAATATTTTGATAAGCATTCAAAAAGATGTTTTAGTGGAGAACATTCAAGGTGGAGCAAAAGACAAAACACATATATCTATTGGTCAAATACTCCATGTGATGGAATGAGCAGTTGTATGGATTTTAGAGAAAATGAGTAATATTAACTAATAAAAAAAATATATGGAATATAGAGGTAAGATTTATAAGACAATGGGTGAAGTATTCAATGAAGCACTTCGCCTTGCAAAGACAGATTCTTATGAAGCAAAAGAATTTTTTAAAGAGTATATTAATTGTATTGCCAATGATAACCATTATTCTTGGGATAAAGCTACGGAAATAGCAAAGTCTAATTTTGGATATTTTGCAGGTTATTATGATGAAGAAACTTGTGACATAATCTATAAGACTTATCAATGTTCACACCCTATCTTTGGAGATAAACCATTTTCAGTATCACCAGAAGAAGCATATAATAAGGGATTAGAAATTGGATATAAATTAAAGGAAAGTAAGTTATAATGTGGTTTTATGTAATTTTTTATATATTTTTAGGCTTATCAATATTTTGTTCATTTAACGCTTTCTTTGATAATGAAAAATTTTATAAGATTTTTAAGAAACGTTGGATGCGAATTATTTGTAGATTGACTTGGTTATTTCTATGGCCATTATGGTGTTTATTATTTGCAGTTATATTTTTAGTTTTTTTATTTAGAATATTTATTAAAGTTCTTACTAAATAATTTTAACTATATTTGAATTTTTGAAGTCTATTTACTATATTGAATATGTAATTAATTTAAACAATATGGGAGTAATAATTAAAGATTTCAAGAGAGGTCAGTTAACTCATGAAGAAGTTTTCAATAAGCTTCAGAATGGATATTTGAAACTAATGTGTGGAGATACACAATACTCACGATATCCGAATGGAAAGATTGAGAAGGTCTATTTTGACAAGAATGGGGATTTGCAATCAGAAATCTTTGATTTCAATTGGCCTAATGTTTACTTGATGTTTCACCATACTTCCGATGAATATCCTACACTTCCGTATGGACCGTGGTATGAAGGATATATTAATGATATATTTTAATTGAATATTATGATCTCATTTGAAGAAGCTAAGAATATAGTTATTAAGGAAGCTTATCATTATCATTTGAATAAATTAGTTCCTAATATTAATATTGATAATATTTCTTCGGCTCATGATATCGAGGATTTATGTGATACTATAGCATTATATTATACTGGAGAATATAATTACATGGCACGACGTAAGTATATTATTCCTAAGAAGTTGTTTGATTATATAATTTCTACTTATTAATTTGATGATCATTAAATATCAAAAATGACTATTATATATTGTAATTGGAAAGATCCAGATTCTATACCTTTGCGTTCTGTTTTTAATAATCTGAATGCAAAGGTTATTGAGTTAACTAAAGACTCTATTGATTGGGAAGATATGGTTGATAATGCCATAAGTGCCGAGGAAGATACTTTAGTGTTTCTTGGACATGGATCTTCTTATGGCTTATATTTCCCAAAGGATGATTATTCAACGTATGTATTACATGAGAATAATGTTCATTTGATTCATGCCAAGAGAGTTGTCTATATTTGGTGTTATGCTTCGGATTTTGTTAGAAATAATCATCTACATGGATTTGCGACATCTATGTTCATATCTAATGAGAAAGAAGCATATAATGAGTTTATTTATGGATATGACCAGCATTTTATTGATTTAATTGGAAAATATTTTTTCGAAGAGGTTTATGATTTACTCAAGAATAATGTCCCATTAGAAGATTGGGTAATGATTCTTGGGGCACACATGGATATTGAAAATGATATTGACGTATTTAATCGGCAAGGACTTTATTATCAAAAATTAATATAGTTTGAATTTTTGAAGTCTCTTTACTATATTTTAAATATAATTAATAAATAATTAAGAATATGAAGATCATTACCAGTTTTATTGAGAGACTTACCATTTGTTGGAAAGTTTTGACACTAAAGAATTACATTTACTTTGGAATTAAAAAGAATCTTATTGCTTGGGATGAGAATGGTAAGTATGCCGGTTTAATACCTGGTGCAACAAGCTGCTATTGGGATATAGATAAATCATATAAGTTCTATATTAATGATAATGAACCTTCTACTCTTAATAAGATTATTTGGAAGGTTGTAGAGCAAATAGCTAAAAATGAACAAGAAAAATAAATAAAAATTTTAAATACAATTATGACAAAGTTTGACATCAATTTCAACAGAGTTTTACTTTTCTTTTGTGCATTTATGCTTATTTTTAATGTGTTTGATAATAAAGCACTAGATCGTAAGATTGATAATTTGACTGAACAAAACGATTCTCTGCAGGCAAAAGTTGATAGTTTGACAAATGAAGTTTATTTAATGAATGTAGATATTTATGATTAAACCAATTACACCAGATGAAGTTAAGCATGTCATTCCTGATTTTGTTATTAAAGCAGTTAATAAGCTAATTACAGAAAAATGGAATGGAAAAGAAGCAATTGTTACACAAAATGAAATAATGAGTATTATTTCAAGTAATGATCCTGATGATGATAAGCCATCACGTTATACTGTTTTTGATAAACATTGGCTTGATTTTGAAGATCTATATAGAGAAGCTGGGTGGTATGTTGATTATGATAAACCAGATTGGGGTGAAAATGGCACAGCTTATTACAAGTTTACAAAGAAATAGATAATTAAGTTTAGATTGTAAAAATATGGAAAAAACAAAGCAATCAAAAGTTAAGAAGAACAAGAAAATCCCATATTGGAAGCAAAAAGGATTTAATTCCAAGAAAGAATATGATGAATGGTATAATGAAATACTAGATGATATTAGGCATGGCTATTGTTAAAGAAATATTTTTAATATAGTTTGAATTTTTGAAGTTTCTTTACTATATTCTAAATGTAATTAATTTAAAAAACAAAAAGATATGAAATTTACAATTGGAATCAAACCGACAATTCTAACTGGGTGGGGAACGACTAAAGATGCTAAAGCCCGTTTTCGTGAATCAATTAGCGGATGCTTCTGTTATTCATCTAATTTTGGTTCAGCATGGACGAACTCTTATGTAACAAATAATACTACGGTATATGGATATAATATTGAGGTCTTCAAGCGTGGCAAGCATCGTCATAACAAGCATTTCGTAGTTTACCGTTATGCGTTTCCTATTGAGATGTTCAAGCTCTTGAATATTGAAATTAAACAAGGTCCAAGAACTTTTAAAATTGTTCCGAAGAAATGAATAGAGAAATATTAGAGAAACTACAAGAGCTTCAAGTAGAAATGAAGGCATATGCGAAATACTTAGAAGAGTCTACATATCATCCTTTTGATAAGGTTGAAAGTTTTGCATCAACATTAAAAAATATTATTAATGAAATTGAAAATTGATTAAAAATAGAAATGAGATGAAAAACTGTACAGATTTAAAACAGTCAAAGGATTTGTCAAAGTTTCTATCATTTGAAAGCGCTGATATGTGTTTTAATACAAGAAATAAAATGCCACCTTTGATGACTCCTTATGGTAGGTTTGATGAATTTTATGATATAAGTCCAACTCCGAGCTTTCTAATTCCTTGTTGGAGTCTTACTGCATTGATGGATGTTTTAGATCGTGGAGCAGTGTTTAAGACACCACAAGGATGGGCATGTCAAACTTATACAGATTTCAAAGCTATTACAAGTGACTATTATAACAATCCCATTGATGCTTGCGTTGCTATGATAGAGAATTTACACGAACAAAAACTTTTGTGATATGGCATTTGTTAAATTTGATAATAGGAAAAAAAATCTCAAAGATTTAGTTAAAACCACTAAGATTCATACTTGTATGTGGGGATATTTTGAGATTGGAACTGAAGTAGAAATTGTTGATGTTGACCCGATTAGAGGATATACTATTAGAGATTTTGAAGGTAATACTGTAAGTGAAATTGGTTGGGTTATATAAAATTGAAATAATTAAAAAATAATTAAATTAAAATGAATAATATGAAGAATTTGAAAATTGATTTACGAGCAGTTCCTTTTGGTAGTGGTGATAGTCATGTATTGGAATATAGGATTAATCCTAATCAAGATTTGCGCTATTATAAGGAACATAAATGGTTATGGGGTTTAATTAAGTTTGGAACGGTACATAAGTATAGTACTAAATGGATTCAACCAGTAAGATTTTTTAATTGTCTTACTTCATATAGATATAATGAAAATGATTCTTTTAACAATAATCATCCAATATTTGTAGATTCTAAAGAAGAATTAGAGAAATTTAAGAATATGTTTCAAACTTATGGACAATTTATGGATTGGTATTTGGAAGAAGATTGCAAACAACGTTCAGAATATTGGAAAGAACGTAAGGCATATTTAGAAAAAATGTGTATTTGGGAATAATATGAGAACCGAAGTAAGAACAAAAATGGTGCCACAAAGCTATAAAGTTTATATAGCAAAAGATGGAAAGGAATATAATTCTGAAGAGGATTGTAAACATCATGAAATGATTTTAGATGGAACACGTATAGTTTGTCCAGATTGTAATGGAAAGGGGAAATGGAAAACTATTTATGTTCCTGAACATGAATCTTGGGAAGGCACTATGGGTGGTTATTGGGAATATGAAACATGCAAACGATGTAAAGGAAAAGGATATTTAGAAAAGAAAGTAACTTGGGAATAAAGTAGAGATTATTAAAATAAAATAATTATGTACAAAATTTTAACATCAAAAGCAAATGAGCATGAGATAAATACTGTATTGTTGTATAATGAAGAAGATTATTTATCATATATAAAAGATAATAATCATGTACAAGAAGAAGATTTTAAAGATATTCTATTTGGAAAGCCAAGTCATTATCCAGCAATTTTGGTTACTCATTTTAATATTTCAATGTGTAAGTTTATTAATCATAAAGTATATGGAGAATACATATATCCTTCTTCATTTGATTAAAATATAAAACAGTTATTATAGATTATGATATTTATCAATCCTTGGGCATCTTATGATCCAGATGATATTCCTGATTTGAATCCTCAAGATAATGAAGAAGCAATAGGATGTATTTGTGGTGTATGTGGATATATAATAGCATCAGCAATTTTTGTATGGCTTATGCATTTTATATTGAATTTGAGATTAAATGATATAATAAGTACAGATGTTCATTTTATATTGATTCTTATTAATTGTATAATAATTTATCCAATATTAACGATATGTTTGATGAAATTATCATTTAAGATTGGAGACAAAATATATAAAAGAAAAGGTTAATTATGGAACAATACATTAAAAAATCCGACATACTACCAGAGATAAAGAAAAGATATGAGTATTGGAAAGAAAAAGAATTTAATTCTCATAGCATAGAATCTGAAATAAGAATGTCTGAATGTCAGCATTTAATGCTTCTATTAAATAACCTTAAAGCAAAAGAGGTAAACTTGAAGGAAGAAATAAAAAATAGAATAGATAGCCTTTCCAACTTATATTGTTATATGGAAGATTTATTTAATGGTAACGAGGAAGAAGGTGTCTATCCTATTCCTGAAAAGGTGTCAAATGAGTTGGTTGAGTTCGCAAAGTATTTCTTTGAACTTGGGTTAACACAGAAAAAAGAATAATTATAAGTATTTTTGGATAAAATTATTTTTATATATATCTTGATAAATTTATAAATAAGTATATTATATGAAAACTTTACAAAATTATATTTTTGAAGAATCTAAAACATTTGATTCCAAGGTTCCTACTAATATTTATAAAATTTGTGATCAATTAACCCGCCACGTTGATTATTCTAAACTTCAAGAGATTAATGATGATGATCCAAATAGGTTTGACAAATCAAAAGAAAATGAACAACAATTTATAGATAGTTTTACCAATTCAAATACTGAATATAAAGCTTTAAGTACACAAGAATATTATGCATTGATTAATCCAAATTCAAAATGGGAAACCTTATCTGATAAAGAAAAGGCAGATTTTGATGCAAAAAATGGAGATATTATTATTCTTGATAAAAATGATAAACCTATTTGTTTTATAGATATTAAGATATCTAATACAATACATTTAGGAGCAATTTCTCTTGGTTCACTTGTCAATTTTAACTCAAATGGATATTATATTTGTGTTTCTAAAAAGAATCATATTCCAAAGTTTATATCACATGATGCATTGGTAGATGCCGTTAAGAATAATAAAGAATTATTATTCCCAGTAGTAAAAGGAAGAAAAAAGGGTTATCCTGTTACATGGGAAGGAGAAAACTTAACTTCCGAATATTTTATACCTGGTAAAAAATTAGCACAATTTAAATAAAAGAATATATTTAATAAAAAAAAGCTTCTCAATTAATTTTGGGAAGCTTTATTTTTTTAACTATATTTCTAAATTCATTTAATTTCTTTAGAAAATTAAACTATATTTGAATTTTTTAAGTTTCTTTACTATATTGTATATATAATTAAATAAACAAAAAATAATATGGAATTAGTAATTAAGAAACTTAATAAGAAATATGGTAAACGTAAAATTCAAGTTTATAATGGCAAGAAATTATTTGGAGAGATAACCGAATTTTGCCATTGGATATCTATTGACCCAAAAGAGCGTGGAACTAAGGAAATTACTTTAGAAAACTGTATGAAACTTCGTAAGATAGCAATGGAGAATCTTTGGTGGTTGCTTCATACTGATAATCTTGCTGAAGATGTTACCGAAGACGAAGCTTGGAAAGAAAAAGTTGATAGATGGAACAAAGGTCATGGATTCAATGGTGGATCAAGTATAGATTCATTATTTTTTCCTGGAGAATATGAAATTGCTTTAAATTCAATTAACAACAAATATAATTAAGAATATGAATAACGAACAAAATTATCTTCCGAAGTACCGAAACATGGCTTGGTGGCGTCATAACGAAATGTATAATGACCTCATGAAGAAGATGGAAAATCTATATTGCAAGTGGTATGGATCAGCTTGGGGATTGAGTCATAACGATGTGCGGAATCTTATGGAAGATATTATGACCGGTAAGACTTCATTTAGCAAGTGGAAGAAGGAATTTGAAGAAGCTAATATACGAGCTAATATGGGTCTTGGGCCAAATGATCCAATTCCTGAAACTCCAAAGCGTAAGGTAAATTTATCTAAGGTATCTACTGAAGATTTGATTAATGAACTCAATAAGAGAATGAAGTCATAAATTTATTATAGATATGGAATTTTCACAAACAAAAGCAATAGATGCATTTGTAAAGCAACTTGACAAAATACTTAAAAGTCATATCAAAGATAAAGATACGGAAATTTGCAAGTTTGCACGAAGACTTTACAATTCAGGATATTCTGAAGGATATCGTGATGGTAAACGTGATTTGGATGGATATTAGAAATTAACTTATATAAATATATAAAATAAATAAAATACTTAATTTAAAACCTCGTCGATGTATAGGTAATCGCAAATAAGATTTATGAAGAAGACTATTAACAACAAGCGTCACTTCAATATTAGCGGTTTGAACAAGGAACAGATGGTAATTCCTGCAGTTCTTAGAACACTTATTCGTTGGTCTCAAACTTCTTGGGACAAGAAACATACCTATGAAGAGCTGGCTAAAGCAGTAGGTTATAAATCTCCTCGTATGGGACGTATTCTTGATATTGCTGATAAGACATTGAGACGTCTTGAAAAGGCAACAGGTAAAAAGATTCCAGTTCTTGGTGGATTAATTTATGCGAAAGGAACTAATTTACCAAGCTATGGATTTGGATATGTTATTCCAGGATATGATACACTTTCAGATGAGGATAAAATTAATGCGGTTAAAAAGTATAATCGAGATGCTTGCGCATATGATTGGGGATGGGTTATGGATGAATTGTACCTGCGATAAATTAGTTCTTTAAATATCATTTTATTAAAGCCTCTCAAAATATTTTGGGAGGCTTTTTTATATTTATAGAATAATTTAATATTTTTATATATACACTATATTATATATAAGAATTATTAAATGATTTCTATAAGACAATATTTAACTGAAGGTAGAAGACCTAAACAAGAAGCGCAAAAGGTTATTGAAGGTACTAGTATTCTTGACAAAATAATGAATAATGAACAAGATAATGTCAAAGAATTTGTTCAAGAATTCATAAGACCTAATGGACCAACTATATATGCATTCACAACAGATAAAGTAGATTCAGCAGTTAAGGTTGGATATACAGATCAACACCCAGAGAAGCGTATTGAGCAATGGAGAGAAATATATGGTAAAGAGGAAGGTGAAGTTGTTCCTTTAGGATATTGGAGCTCAGAAGAATTTGATAAAGCCGGAGAACGTGTATTCTTTTGGGATCATGCTATTCATAAGAAATTACAAGGCAAAGGATATAAGCAATTATCACGAGATGAGTTTATGAATACTTTAACAGAAAAAGGTAAGCAACTTGTAGATATTCATTATTCTCGTGAATTCTTTTCTAAATATAAGAAATTATTACAAGGACAATTAAGTGATGAAGATAAAGAAGAATTATCTGCTCAATTATTAGAAGACTTAATTAATCAAATGAAGCTTAATATCAAAAATGGAACTGCAGATTTTAAGTTATATAAGTTTGATGAAGAAGGTAGAACTTCAGGTAAGCAAGCGGATAAACAATGGGGTTCTCCAGATACTTACCAAAATACTGATTTACAAGAAAATGCTATTAAGAATGGTGTAGAAGCTATTAAAGAAGGTAAAAAGAATATATTGATGGCTGCTGTAATGAGATTTGGTAAGACTCATGCATCATATGAAATTATTAAAGAAGCAGGATTGAAAAGAGTTATCGTTTGTTCTGCTAAAGCTGATGTTAGAACTGCATGGAGAGAAGATATTAATCATGTTCATTTCTTTAAAGATTTTATATTTATAGAAGTACTTGGACCTAACAACTGGGATGTTACTTATTCTAAAGATGGTAAATCATTAGTTACTGAACATGGTATACCAGATATTGAAGCTTTAGAAAAATCCGGTAAGACTATGATTTATTTCTTTACTTTACATGATTTAGGTGGCTCTGTAAAAGAATTGAAAGCAAAGCATAAGGGATTATTTGACAAGAATTTTGATATGATGATTGTTGATGAAACCCATTATGGATCTCATGCTAATACTTTTGGACAAGTTACCGGATTAGGAAGAAAGAAAATTGAAGACGATGATGAAGATAATGCACAATTAGAAGAAGAGCAAAAATTAGCTGAAGAATCAAAGAAAGTTATTGAATCATTGAATGTAAAATATGATAGAGTTCTTCAAGTTTCTGGAACACCTTATTATATATTAGCTTCAAATGAAATGATTGATAAGGATGCCGCAATTATTTCTAAAGTTTCTTATACAGATATGCTAAATGCTCGTGATAAATGGGAAAAAGAACATAAAGGAGAAGATGAAAGTAATTCACCATATTTTGGAATACCTACATTACATAAGATTGGCTTACGATTAAATAAGGAATGCCGTAAAATTATGGAAGAAGCAGGATATACTGATTCTATGACAGAATTATTCAAAGTCAATGGACAGAAATTTGTAAATGAGAAAGCCATACGAGGATTGATAAAAGGTATATTTGGAGATGGAAAGAGTAGTTCATTAGCATTCTTGAAGAATAAAGATGTGGATGGCAATAAAGTTTGTAAGCATACAATAATGGTATTACCTCGTGTTAAAGCATGCCGAGCTATGAAAGAGTTGTTGAATTCCATGATAGATACAAATGAACGTAAAGTATTTTGTATAGTAAACAATTGGGGTGGCATTACTGATGTGAAAGATGTAGATGACTTGAATAACCAATTAGAGAAATTAGATAGTGAAGGAAAGAAAAGTATTATATTGACTGTCAATCGATTTATGACTGGTGTATCTATGCCTTGTGTAGATAGTATGATATATTTAAAGAATGCAAGTTCACCACAAGAATATGACCAGAATATATTTAGATTATGTACAAGAAGAGTAAAGAAAGTAAAGGATCCAGATAATGAAAGCAGATCTAAGAAAGTCAATATGAAAGATAACGTATATTTGATTGACTTCAATATGAGTAATATGTTCAATATGGTTGCAAATAGTGCTCGTATGAAAGCTGCTGCTGAAGGTAATCCAACTACAAAACGAATCAAAGAATTTATGGAAGATGATCTTAAAGCTGTTCCAATATTTGCTGAAGATAAAGCTAGTTCAGAAATACTTGGAAAGATGCATAAGATAACTTCCAAAGATATGATGGAACTATATACAAGATATAACAAGAACAAGAGTATATCTGATATAGTGAATGATGAAATTGATTTGTTTGGAGAATTATTCAAAGATAAAGATTTCCAAGATATAATAGTTGGTATAAATATAGATGGTGACAAGAGTAAGATAACTGTTGGAGATAAAGATGAAAATGATGGAGAAACTATTGACAATATACCAACAAGCAAAATTGACAAGAAACTAAAATCATTACAAGACAAGATTAAAGATTCTCGCATAACTGATAAAGATAAGAAAGAATTTGAGAGATTAACTAAAGAGAAATTCAAAGCTATTACTAAGAACTTATTATATTGTGACTTATGCTTAGATGAACCTTGTTTTGATATTGAGGGAATTATTGAGAAAGCTAAAAAGGATTCAGAATTCAAGAAAATGCTTCATGAGTTTAAGATTGAATTGTCGGATATAGAGAAAGTATATAAAGTGATGGACACTAATTATAAACAAGCTTACAATTCTTTATTGACTAGAATGGCATTACTTGCACAAGACAAGAGCAAAGAAGGATATGATAAGTTTAGTAAAGCTCTTGAAGGATTAGGTAGACTTGGTCAATCTGAAGTTGTAACACCGCCTGAAATTGTTGAGAAAATGATTAACAAACTTGATGATTCAGAATATCGAAAAGCAAAGAGCATATTACTGGTGAATGAGAAACAAGCAGAGTTTGCAATGGGATTAGTTAAGAAATTCGGTAAAGACATATTAAAGAAAGTTAAGATAGTTGCAAGTTCTGAAATTGGTAAACACTTAACTAAAAAAATGTTGAAAAGCGTTATGAATTCTGACTATATTAATAATATTATACTAAATATAGAAGACACAGATGGCAATGGCTATTATGATGTCAAAGATTTTTTACATATGAAGAATGAAGAAATTTTGAAAGAGAATGATGGAAAGAAATTTGATATAATTTTGTCTAACCCGCCCTATTCTAATACATTACATTTACAATTTTTAGAAAAGTATTGCGAAATTGCAAAAAATATTATATCAATACAACCATGTGAATTTATTACAAGAACACATTTAAAGCCAACATATAAAAAACAAAAAGAAAAATATAAAAATTCTATTGGTAAACATTTATATGATTTAGAAGTATTAAAAAAGAACCCATTTGATGCCGGCATAGACACAAATATTGGTATATATGTTCTTAATGAAACAGGAGGATTTAATTATGATAATTTTTATAAAGAATATGATAAACATTATTTAAATATTGAATCTAAATTTAATACAGGAATAACATTTAATGAAAAATTAGAAAAATATGATAATCAAAAATATTTTGTTCCTATAAGAACAGATGGTATATATGAAAGATGGTGGACATTACAATTAATTAATTATTTAGATATTATTGTTGATGGAAAAGTTTATTCTGGTGATTATAAAGGATTAACAATTTCGGAAGCAAGAAAAAAGAATCCGCATGAAAACCCTAGAAATTCTGATAGAACAACAATGGGTGTTTCATTTAATTCATTAGAAGAGGCAATCAATTGTAGAGATTCTTTAAAAACAGAAGCATATATGTTTATAATTGCTTTATTTAAAACTACACGAAAGAATCCATTAAATAAAATACCTTTCTTAAATTATAAAAATCATTTATCTAATAATGATATATTTGATTTATTTGATATTAATAATGATTTAAGAAAAGATATTATAAAAGAAATGCAACCATTTATGAGTAAATCATCAATGAATGGTTCAGAAATAGGAAAAACATTAATAAATATTCAAAAAAAATATTTAGAAGAATTAAATAAAAATAATTGATTTTTATTGCGTTATTTCAAAGAAAAATATTATTATTAATTATAAAGGTTTAATAATATTTGGAGTAACGCACAAATTAAAAACCAATTGAATTTAGATATAATTAGAAAACAATTATATATTTAGGGTATTTAATAATTTTTGGTTGTGCGTTACTTTAGACCAAATATTTATTAGATACCTTTTTAATTTAATAAATATATCTCATATAGTAACGCATATGATTAATAAAGGAAGTGTAAATTTATATTGTAATGGAGACATTACATTAATTGAAAATTATTATGAAGCAATAAACGATTCTAATGAAACTTGGATATGTCACCATAAATTAGAAATTGAATTGCAATTATTTTCTTATGAATTAATTAAGAAAAATTTATATTTTAATAGACCTCCAGAAGAATTGATGTTTATTAAAAGAAATGACCACATGAAATTACATGCTTCAAAACATAATTCATTTAAAAACAAACATCATACACAAGAAACAAAAAATAAAATTAATAATACAAAGTTAAAAAATGGAACATGGCCATCTGGAGAAAAAAATCCAATGTATAAACATGTTTGGACAGAAGAAGAATTAGAACATTTAAAACAAGGAGCATTAAATAGAGATAATACAAATATAGGTAAATATGAAAGGACAGAAGAAATAAATAATAAAATGTCTAAATCACTTAAAGGTAAAATGGCTGGAGAAAAAAATCCAATGTACGGTATTCGAGGAAAAGACAACCCAAATTATGGATTACATTGGTATACTGATGGAATTAATTCGATTAAAGCAAGAGAATGTCCTGAAGGATTTAAACCAGGACGAATATATGCATTAAAAAAATAATTAAAACTTACTATATTAAATATATAATAATTTGAAAAGTATGAATTTGACAGATTTTAATATACAGAAATTTATAGATATAGATTACGCAACAGAAGATCGTAAATCTCGCCGAAAGGGCTCAGGAGGGACTCAAGAATTTTTTACGCCTTATAGTATTGTAAAAAAGATGTGTGATAAAGTTCCTGAAGAAGATTGGCAAGATCCTACGAAATTATTTTGTGAACCATGTTTCGGAAATGGAAATTTTGTATTGGCTATTATTTATTATAGAATTTTAAATGGTATAGACTGGAAAACGGCATTAGAAACTTGTTATGGTGTAGAACTTTGTGAAGATAACGTTTACGAAACACATGGAAGAATCATTAAGCTTTTTGATGCATTAGGAATAGATTATGATGAAGATGTAGCTATGGACATAATGCTTCGTAATCTTGTTTGTCATGATTTTTTTAAATGGAATTTCGAAGAATGGCGGCCAATGACTGAAGAAGAAATCAAACAAAGCAAGAAAAAGAAATGAACAAATTATAGAAATTATTTTTAAAGCCTCTCAAATTATTTTGGGAGGCTTTTTAGTGTTTATAATCTTAAATATATATAAGAAAATTAACTATATTATATTTAAAATAGATATGATGGTTTATGGGCAAAAATACTAAACATATTGATTATTTAGAAAAATGGATTTCTAATTGTGTTGATGATATCGATGATTTACACAGTGTTTTTGAAATAGAATTTATAGATAAAGAAATTAGTCGAATCATAGCATTAAGTACATATACAATAGCTTTTACAGATAATTTACTTATTATAACATTTCAAAAGTATGATTTTTTAATTGGGCAAACTAAACAACGTAAAGTATTATCTGAAGAACAAATTAAAGAAGCATTTAATCATAAACAAAAAATCAAATTAAATGTTGCAGATAGAAATGGCAAAATTGTTAAAATATATGAATTTAATGATTGTGAACTAAATTGCATAACTGATAATGTGTATGATTATAGATTAGATATAAATACAAATAGAACATCATGCTTAGTATTTACATATGCATCAAAAAATATAATAAATAAAAATAATAATAATTACTATGGATAAAGATATTGTAAATGGATATTTAAAGAGTATATCAAAAAATTTAAAAGATTGATTAGCTGAAATTAATAAAGAAGAAACATATCCTGATACTTGGAGTAAAGATGATGATAAAATTGTAAAAGATATCATTGAATATCTTGAGTGTTGGAATGATTTCGATTGTGGAGATGAACCATATGAGGAATATTGTGCAAGATTTGAACAATATATTGAATGGATGAAACGAATTAAAAATAGACTTATTCAATATTATAAATAATGGTAAAAAATAAAATGAATGAATATATTATTTTTGAACATGAACTACCTTGGTGGTTCTTTTTAATCCGTCCATTTGATACGGATGGTATGATTATGGCGAATTATGGTATGTTATATTATGCAACACCTCCAAAACAGTATATTAAATACATTAAGAATAGATATCCAGAATTAGTAAATCAAAAAATAAATAAATTATGACAAAAGAAGAAAAAGATAAAAAATTTATGTGGTTGATGAATGGTGGTCCTTATAATGATGATGAAATCGCAGAAATGGCAGAATCTTGGGCACATGATAATTCAAATGGTCTTGAAGATGAAACAGCAAAATACCTTGGATATGTTGCTGGTTTCAGAGAAGCCTATGGATTAGGTGTACAGGATGCAGTAAGTATTTTTGATGAAGATGAAAGTTCTTAACACGTACAATGAATGATTGGATAATTTGAATAACTATAACAACAATTAAAAATCAAAACCATCAAGAAAGATTAAAATGTATGATAGAAGAAGCTTACGTTTCATTTGAAGTAGCGAAGCTACTCAAAGAAAAGGGATTTAAAGAAGAGTGTTCATATAGATATGTTGCAGAACCAGATTATAAAACACCAGAATTTGTATGTTCTCCAATTGGAAATGGTTCTAAATATCTTTATAATGCCCCGACTCATCAAATGGCAATGCGATGGTTGCGTGAAGTACATGATATTAAAATAATGATTCGTCCATATGTTGATGGAACTTATAGTTATGAAATTCTTAATGGCTTTTGGTATGTCAATTTTGATTCTTATGAAGATGCTACAGAAGAAGCAATTAAATATTGTCTTGAATATTTAATATAACAATTAAAAAAAATAATAGAAAGTAGAATATGAAAAAAGGAATTGAACTAATTGCTGAAGAACGTCAAAGACAAATTGATGTTGAAGGTTATAATGCACAACATGACTCACAACACAATGCAAGTGAATTTATTTATGCCGCTATTAGCTATATTGAATCCGCAAAAATTGGTGTGAACTGCACTGAAATTGGTTATACCGATGAGAATGAAATTATGAGAAGGAAAACAGAAATGGGAAAATACTATCCATTTGGGTGGTTGTTCAAACCTTCAACTGATATTCATGACTTAGTTAAGGCAGGTGCATTGATTGCCGCAGCAATTGACAGATTAGAGTCAACTAATATATTATCCACAAAATAAATAAATTATGATATATGGGACATTGTAATTTAGAAATGAGTGATAAATGCTATGGTTGTGGTTACTATGGTACAGGTGATATTGAAGGATGTAAATTAACTATTGCTTTTCATAAGAAATACCCAAACCATACAGATGAAGAATATGAGAAATATATGAAATCTCAAAATTAAAAAAAAATGAAAGAACAAGAACTTAGTGGCAAAATAAAAGAACTCAAAAGTTTAAGAGAAAAATATCGGTATTTTCAAGTTGGTATTGATACTATAAAAAAAGAATTTTTAAATCCTCCTTATGACTATCCAAATCTTGACAGAGACATTTGGGAAAAACAAACAATAGAAGAAATAAAATCTAGAGGGCAAGTATTAAAGGATCTTGAAGAACAAATAAGAGAAGTAAAGAAACATATCAAGAAACTAAATAAAGAACAAAATGAGAGAAATAATACCAAACAATTTAGAGCAGGTAATTGAATATTTAGATAAAGAACTTACTAAAAGAGATAAAGAATATCTTTTAGAAAATGGGGCATTATCAGTTCATCATTCATTAGGAAGATGGATTCGTAATAATTGGGGATTTTGGAATGAAGAAGATAATGAACTTAAAGCTAATTTAAAGAAATTGGGTTATGAACATCCTGATGATATGTCAAATTATATAATAGAACAGTATATAGAACATTTGAAGAATTAATATGAGCAGACGAAGATTTAAAATAACAATTCAATACGATAGCAATGTAGGATATACCGGAAAAGATATAATTTATTGTCTTCAAAATAATTCATCTGACTATAGATATTTTCTCGATGAAAATGGAAATTTTATAGAATGCTATGGTACAGATTCGTGTTGTGACTATTTGGCATATGCACTTAAGCTTGAAACTTTTATAGACAAGATATTCCCAAATGGTGAGTGGTGGGATTGTAAAGTTGAAGAAATTGGATTTAGTGAATTACCTGAACTAATAAAAGAAAAATATGACAGAGGATAATATGAATAAAAAGAAAAAACTATTTGAACCTATAAGACGTGGAGCACCAAGTTTGCTATTTGATTTCGCGGAGGCATTAAAGAAAATAGAAGCTGAAAAGGAAGAAATTGAAAATATATATAAACAAAAATTATATGAAAGAAACAATGAATAAAACAATTAATGGGTTATTATCTTGGGCTATATATTCTTTAGTAGTTTGTATCTTATTAGGTATTGCTGAACCAGATTTAACAGTAAGACAATATGTAGGATATTCATTTATGTTTGGTTTACTTATTGGATCAATCAATAATTTAGAAAGGGTGATACGTGAAACACATTAGAAAATATTAATAAAGAATATAAAGATATGGATAATATTAACGAATTATTAGGATTAGGTAAAACAAGATTACAAAAATTAATTAATGCATTAGAAGTAAAGCATTGGGATGAATTACATGTAAGTGGACAACATGCTATTACTACATTAATTGAGGCAATTGATTATATTGAAGATAATTATGATAAATTCACTGAATATAAAAGTGTTGAAAATGTGGTAAGAGATGCTGTAAATAATGCGTTAAGTGAAAGTGGATATGATTATAACAATTATAAAAATTAATTAATGTATGGACAATAAAGAATTTGATTATACAAGACTTAAAGCATTAATGGTAAAGGTGCAAGAGTTTATTCATACTTTACCTAATAAAATGGATGAAAATAATGGTTTCTCAATGATTCTTGTGGCGAGAGATGTGATGAATGGGGTTTCAGGTATATGTACATTAACAGATGAAAAAGATGCAAGAGAATCAATTGTACAATGTTTTGATAAGGCTTTATCTAAATCATTAGAAGGTAAAAAGGATAATGAGGAAGCATTTGAAGTTGTAAATGGAATGGCAGAATATATAATGAGGTTATGTGCTATGTTTCCTGAACTTTATGATAATTTTCAAAAAGGTGTAGAATATTATAAATCAAAGAATGAAAACTAATGAATGATTTTGATATTATTTTTAAATAAATAATTTATATAATCATAATGATTTCGTTATTAGAAAATATATACTTGAATCAATATCATCTAAAGAACTTATTAAAGATATAGAAATTAAAAAAGTAAAAGACAATACCAATATAGTATCAAAAAATATACAATGATTAGGTGTAAATGATATTGATGAACTATATTTATTTCAATATTCAGATCATTATCAATTAATATATAAAGAACAAATATTAGGTGTATTTGGTTTATATGATTTTAAGAATAGCCCACAAGATAGAATTAGCAGATGGGTATATCAATTTTTCTCAGAAATATATCCAGATTCTGATAAATTCAATAAATTAAGTTTATATGTTACTTATCTATTAATGTTTCCAAATGCATCTAAAATGTTGGATATTAATTCAATTGCCACAATTAAAGTATTTTTTGATAAATTAAAAAAATACAGTGAATCATTAGGTAAAGAATTTATTATTGCAAATGGTAAAGATGATAAAACAACAAAACTTTATGCTAAATGTGGTGGCTTCAAACGATATATTGAATTTTATCCAGATGAATATTTAAAATCAGTTAAGAATGATGATATCCATAATATCGTTATTCAAACAGGTGTAATATTTTCAATACATAATAAATATTCAGAACTTAAGTTTAAAAATTACAATAAATTTTCAAATAATAAAAGACATTAAACTATATCAAATTCCATCTATTATAATAGATGGAATTTTTGTAAGTTATTATTTTAAATGTGGATGTTTAAGTTTTCTATATTTAAATGAATTATAATTGTTTTAAGTATAGAATATGGATGGATTTGATAAAAAAATATTTGATGTTTATTTAGATAAATTAGCACAAGAAGCTCGTAAAAATCAAGAGTTTCGCCAATATATAGAACAAAAAGCAAAACGAGAAGCTATATATAAAAAAATTACCAAAGACATAAAGTTTGTAAGTAAATTTGTCAAGAAATGTCAATCTCGTCAAACCGGTGAGAAAACAGTATTCTATGATATTGATATTGAGAAAATGCCTTTGTCAAAACCTTATGGAGAATTTCATAATCTAATCAATAAATATAATAAAATTATTGGTAGAAGTACTAATTTAAGTATGTATGCTTGTATTAAGTATGATGAATTACTTGACAACTCAATATTGACTTATATTATTCCAGCTGTAAAATGGGCTTATGAGAATTATGTCAGGGAAAATTTCTATGGGAAAGAAATAGAATTTGAGGGAGAAATATGCAAGGCTTTTCAAATTGATTGGTTTGATGAAGTATACGTTGCCGATGAGAAGATTCCGACAACATTCCAAAAGAAAATTGAAGAAATAGAAGAGAAATATCGAAACAAACCATATTGTAATTATTATGAGAAATATAATCCAGAAAGTTGGGAAATGGCCTGGATTGATTACGTTGAAAGATATGATATACATAGATATGTCTTTGATTGTCAAAATATGAGAAAACACCCCAAAGAATATCCACATATTAAGAATCATAAGGAATACTTAAAAGAAGCAGAGAAAATATTGCATAAGAAATTTATATAAAAAAGAATATGAAAAGTCTTAGAGAAACACTTGAAACAAGAGATATTGTCATAACCTTACCAAGTAAGATTGAATGGTCAGATTATGAAAAAGAACTTGAGACGGTAAAAGATGAATCTCAAGTAATGAATTTTAAAGTACCATTTCTACCTAAATATAAGCCTGAAAAAGTCTATATTTGTCATAGAGGTAATATTATAGGATGGATGAAATGTTGTGGGATGGTTGATGGAAAATCATTTGATTGTACAACAACTGGTCAACATTGGGAAGGAAAATTTATTCAACGTACAGGAGAATTCCATAAGATTGAACCAATCCCAATGAAAGGATTCCAAGGATTTAGATATTTTGAATAAATAAAAACATAGAAATTTATTATATAACAAATGAAAGATATTAAAGAATATTTATCAAGAATAACAAAACAGAATTATACAGAAAAAGATCATAGCTATATAAAAGAAGATTATGTAGGAAATAATGAAGTTATATGTCAATTAGATAATGGAACAATATTAAATGATTTTGATGAGTTTATTAAAGAAAATCATATATCCAATATTGACAAGAATACTTATTACTTTTTCTTAGATTCTATATATGATAATCATTTATATAAATATATAGACAATCCATATACATATTCAGATTATCAAAAAGGTGTGTATATGTTTGAAAATATACTTCATTCGTATAGTGCAAAGAATCTATACAGTAAGTTATTAGATATATTTGGTGAAGATATCATAGATGTAAATTTTGTTAATCCTAAAAAGGAAATAACTCAATTTAAAATTATTATAAAAGATTCATCAATATTATATAAAATACTTAATGATGATAGATTTTGGTCTACATTAAGATTATATAATTATTATGATAAAATTATAAATGATACTGAAAATGAAGTTAGTATTATTTTAGATCCATATAAACCACAAGATATAACCAATAAAATATATAATGAATTTGATGGTATTATTTATCATGTAACTTCACAAGAAATATACATAAATAATATCAAAGATAAAGCAATTAAACCAAAATGGAAAATACCAAATGAATACTCAAAAATCTTTAGAGATGGACGAATATTCTTTATAACAAACAATGATGAAAATAAAATACAAAATCAACTTAAGTCTATTGCAAACTTAAAAAATATACCAGATCCGATTGTACTTAAAGTTAATTTAAAAGAATATCGAAATAAGTTAAGATTTAGAATAGATTCTTCTGCATTTAGTTATGATGCTTATTTTACAGAAGAACCAATACCAGATTTTTGTATAACCTGTCTTGATTTAAATACATGGAAAGAATATACTTTTTAAATCCTTCATTTGTGTTTAATTAATATTTTTATTGAAGTTTTTTTACCATTCAATTTTAATTTCTTATAATCTTCATTATTTTTCAAATATAGATTTTATATACTTATAAACAACTTCTGCAAAATCTTTACGTGATTTTATTTTATCATTTCCAAACCATATAATATTATTTTCTGATCCATGGAATCCGCCATTTGTATAATAGTCAGTGATTTCCTTTGTTGGTTCTTCTGGAATTAATGTACGAGATTTAGAATCCATAGGAAGCCATCCAATTTGGAAATGACGATTTTTTCCATAAGGTCTAGTTATAGTTGCTTTATATATTCGTACATTATAATTCTTTTTACAGAAATTGACAATATAATAAGCACCCATATTTTCTCCCTCACCTGGGTACCACGCTTTAGCAAACTCTTCTACGAATTTATCTGGTTCATAAGTATATTGTTTATTATCTTCATACTTCAAACCTGTCTTATACAAGTTATCTGAAGTTATTCTTAGTTTCTCTTGAGATTCTAAAATATATTGCTTAATATCTTTCATTTCTTAATATTTATATAATTAATTAAAAATAAATTTTATGAAATTAATTTTATTGCGTTTTCTTTATTTATTTGGGTTCCATAATAATGCCAAAACTTTTTAGGTGAACTATTTATTCTATTAATAATTCTTTGTTTTAATAAATGATATTCTTCAATAGTTGGAATATAATCATTAAAATATTTTGTATTAATGAACTCTTTCCAATTATTTGAATAATCTTCAATATTAAATCCTCTATTGATTAGTTCTTGATGGATTTCTTGATATCTATTATATATGAATTTTTGTTTATCTAGAAAAAACTTTACATGTCCGGTACCTAATGTAAATTGATTAGGTATTTTATTAATAGATCCACATTGTATTGATTTCTTCAAACAATTAGGAATACGTTTGATTTCTCGATGTTCAGCTAATAGATGCTCATCAGTTAATTTCTTTACAGGAATATTTGAATTAATTCTAGTCATGTTCAAGTAAATTTAAAATAATATTTAAATATAGTTATTCAATATTCTATATTATATTTATAATGTTAAAAATATTCAAAACTTATTAAATAAAAAATATTATGGACCGAGATTTACAAAAACAAATAATTGAAAGTATCAACAATGATATCAATAATGGAGAATTTGATGAAGATTTGTTACATGATTTGAAAGATACAATTGAAATAATGTCATCTCAAAATTCTATTGTTAGGAATTATAATAAATTTATTAAGTTATATAGAGAAGCTATATTGTTAGAAAATTATCTTATAGATAAGAAAGATCAGATGAATTTCGATATTTGGCAATATTTTTGGGATAGATTATTTGAACAGGGTGGATATAGAGATCAAGTATTTAAAATTTATCCATTCAAATATTGTGATGTAGATTCATCATATGAAGATGAAGTATCATTTTTTATGAGTGGGTGGCGTACTGCATGTGAAACCGTTCAATCATTATTAAAAGTAGAAGAAGAAATGTATGAAACAAATAAATAAAGATCGATTAAAAGGATTTGGGTGTGTCCTTATAGTATGGATTATTTTATCTATTTTATATTTTATTTTAAGTAGTTTATGAAAGCTGAATATGGTAAATATTATGAATTAGATAATCGTAAATCATATTTTGTTCCAGACTTACAAAGAAGAGTTAAGTTTCCTGATAAGTTATGTGTGAAATGTGATAGTGGATATGTCTATGATGAGAGTTTTCATTTTGGGAAACTCATTAATCTTGGATTAGGTATATATTCTGATATTGTGACTAATATTGATATTGAATTTTTGGATAATGATGTATTGAATGAATATCAATTACAAACCAATAATATAGATTGTCCTGGTAAAAGGTACATTAATTATGAATAGGAAAAAATTTGATAGATGTAAAAATGATATATTGTATTTTATAGAGCATTATTGTTTGATTAATGGTACCCATATTAAATTAAAAGATTATCAAAAGGATATGTTAATGAAATTTAATGAACATAAATATAAATAAATTATTTTTGACAACTATATACAATTAGACCCTAATAAAAGCAATAAGAATAATGGCAAAAATATTTCACATAAACAAATATAAATATAATGATGAAATAACAATAGAAGAGCGTCATTATGAATGGTATAACACAACGGAACATATTATTAATGGTGAGTTATGTTATCCTAAGTATAGAAGAACTTATACAGAAATAGTTGGTGTATCATTAAAAACAAATGTGGTAGTTACACATAAGCATTCTACTTATATTGATCTATTTGATGAATTAAAAGAATTGGGATATAAAATAAAGTAAAAATATTATTTTTATATAAAATATACTTACTTTAATATTTATGAAAGAACTTAATAATTTTATAAATGAAAAATTGATAGTTGGTAAAAATATCATTCATACAGTAAAATCTAAATACACTCTTAAAGATCTTCAAGAAGCATTAAATTATTATGAAGAATATTATGATGAATTTCCTGAAGAAAAAGGTGAATATCCTAATTGGGGAGAACTTGATAATTTTTTCAGTAATGAAAAATGGTGTGAAGCTTTGATGAATGGAGAAGATGATTCCCTTGTAAAAATTGTGGATGCAATATTTGATATATTATATAAAAAATAATATTCAAATAAATAATTTTTATGAAACAATTACAAGAATATATTATGAATGAAAAATTAATAATTGGTAAAAATATCATTCATAAAAAAGATAAACGATTTCAGAATGATGATCCTTGGACTGAAGATTGTTTATCAAAACTTCAAAATAAATATGATTCTAAATATGTAGTTGTATTATCAAGATTAGGTGCTATTGCATTTTATAAAGGTCGTACTCAATCTTTAAAAAATTGTATTTGTATTCTTTGGGGAATTGATAAAAATGGAGAATTAATAGGAGATTGGGGACCTAATGAAAATTTAAAATCAACATTAGGAAAAGAAATACTTGAGACATTATTAAATTAAACTTCTAAAATTTGATTTTAGAAGTTTTTTTTTATTTTTATATATATAATATTATTTATTAAACATATATATGAAATCATTATCTAATTATTCAAAAACACAATTAAACTATTTTAATTCATTTAATAGTACTAATATATATAACCAACAAATTGCTTTAAATGAATCTCAATTAATATTATCACATGGATCTAATATTGATTCAGTTTTGTATAAGTTGAATAAATGTACTTCAAGATATAATGAGAATTTATTTTTTGAAAATCAAGATGACGTATTATTTACTATAGATGAGCAATATGCAGCTCGTGATATATTATTGTTGACTTGTAAATTATATGTTGAATCATTATGTGAAGAATATAATATTGAAGTTCCAATTTTAGAGTCTACTGAAGATACAGTTAAAAATCTTAAAGGATTTATCAATAAAGTTGGTCAATATGCAAAAGAAAAGGGTGAAGAATTTAAGGATGAGGTAAATAAAATTGGTGATAGAATTAAAGCTGTTAAAGAATTCATTCAACAAATTACTTCTAAAGCAATTAAGAGTGCTAAAGAATTAGCTGAGAAATTCTTAGATTTAATGATTTCATTAAAGAGTCGTTTATCAGATATATTATCTAAATTAGGTGCTAAGATTGATGAAATCCAAGAAGAATTTAAAGAAAGTATTCTTAATGTTATCAATAATAAAGCTGATAGACCTAAAGAAAATATTTATGAGAATTTACAAAATGCTTTGAAATCCGGTCGTCAATTAGATGAAGATTTAATTTTAGAGTTTTCATTGTTTGGTAAAAAGAAATCTAAGGAGGATGGTGATAATAAAGATGAAAAGTCTAAAGGTAGAAATGAATATGAAAAATCACTTGATCCAGATAAGAAAAAAGGAATTAAATCTAAAGGCAAGACAATCATTGTTGGTATATTGAAGCAAATTGCTATATCAACAACTATATTAGTTTTATTACCTTCATTAATAGGATGTGTTTGGGGTCCAGCTGCCGCTATGATTGCCGCAACCATTGCAAAAGCAGCTATGACTGGATATGGTTTCTATAGACTTTGTAAAAACATTTATTTGACTATTAAATCTTCAGAGTGGAAAGAAAAATCCAAGTGGGCTAAATTAGGTCATGTGATTATTTGGATGTTGTCATTTGCTTTATTAGCATGGGGAGCATCAAAAATGAAAAATGATTTTGTGAAGATTTGGGATGCATTCTCTAAAGGAAACTTAAAAACTTTGGTACCAGATGAAATGGTCCAAGGTGGTATGAAAATCATCAATAATATTTATAAAGCTTTGACTGGTAAAGATACTCCTGGATTTGAAGAATTACAAAAAATAACTACTGAAGGTATCACTACATGGGAAAGCAAAGAAGAAGTCAAAGGAAAAACTAATGATAATTTCACTTCTAAAGAACTTAAAAACTTAGGTGATACAAATGATTTCAAGAATATTGAAAACAACTTAGGTAAAGAAGTTACTGATGAATTGAAGAAAGCAACTGAAGCTACTTTAAAATCTTCAAAGAGTGTACAAGATGCTTTCACCAATGCGGTTGATCCTTCTAAACTTCCATCAGATACACATATTGTATTTGTAGATGGTAATACCGCAGCTAAAATGGTCAGAACTGGGTTGATTGGTAATACTAATGGTGCTGAGGTTGCTGTTAACCAAATTACAAATACTTCATTACAAGCAGCTACAAATGGCCAAGCTGGTACAATGTTCATGGTTGCTATAAAAGGTTCTAAAGATGCCGCTACAGATATTCTTTCACAAGCTTCATCAGCTGCTGGTAAGCATGGTGTTGATTTCTTAGGTAAAATGATTAGCGGTACGGCTACAGAAACAGTTGTAACACAAGTTCCACATACAGTTGCCGCTACTGCCGGTGGTTTTGCTCCTATTGTTGGGTTACCTATTATTACAAAGAAAAAAGTCGATAAAGGATTTTTACTTAGATTAGGTTCTTCTCGTTCTAAAAATAAAGTTTATATTATTAGAGAAAATGATATCAAAGGTATGGCTTTTAAAGATATTGAATCTAAATATGGATCTAATAATACATCTGTATTTGAAGAGATGAAGAAGATTATCAATAAAAATTACAAGACTTTAGAAAAGGCTAAAGAAAATTTAGAGAAAAAATCTAATCCAAGTAAATCTGAGAAAAAATTAATTGAAGGTATTACTAAGCAATTAGAGAAAATGAAAGATGGAATATCTGAATATGAATGTTTAGTATTTTTTTCAAAAAAAGATGTTGAAAGTCAAAATACAGAGAATCAAACAAATGAAGGATTATTAAATAAACTATTTGGTAAAAAAGATAAACCAGAAGTTAAAGAAATTGAATATCAACCTGTAATGTTTATAAATCCTATTTGTATGGCTTGTGGTGATTTAGCTAATATTACTGAGAAAAAAGGTCCTCGTAAAAATCCAATCTATTTGAAAGGACTTTTTGCAAGTTATGAATTCTTGCCAGGTGAAGAAGGAATGACTGAGAAAGATATTAATGAAATGCTTCAATCCATTGCATTGGAATCTCTTAAGACAGCTTGGAATATGAGTGCAGATGCCCCATGTACTAAGAAAGCATTCAAGAAATATGTTGAGAATGAAGAATCTATATTCAAAGATCAACCTCGTGATGATTTTGGTAAACTGACAAATAGTGAAATTACCGAAATATTCAATAATCCATCTTCAATCACTAAATATATGGGTGGTAAATATTCTACTAAGAGTACTGTTGAGAAAGAAAACACAGAAAATCAAAAGAAACGTAAAGAGAATGCTAAGAAGGAATGGAAAGACAATATTGAGAATAATGATGAAATAAAGAAAATTATTGATGATTCACCTTCATTGAAGAAAAACTTGGTTGATAATGATGGTAAAGTAAAAGATGGTGCATTAGATGATTTAAGCGATGCTTTCTTGAGAATGGAGACATCTTATAATAAAGGTAAATCTAAAAAATCTCTTTGGAAACGTATTAAAGATTTCTTTACAGGTGGTGATGATGAAGATAAAGAAAAAAGTAAATATGATCCAGATGAAGTTCAAAAATTAGCATATAAGTTAGCTTCATTACATTCTAAAAATTTAAAATCTAAACGTTCATCTGAAGAAGTTAAAGAATCATTGAATATAGAATTAATTGAAGAATTGGATGAGTCAATCAAATACTTTGATATGAATTTAGAAGATTTGTTATCAGAAGAATTCTATGATTTCTTGAATAATAAAGATATGGTTATTGAATCCTTAGATGATGAAGATGATGAAATAATTTTATATGATGAAATTTAAATTTTTAAAGTTTATTGACTATATTATATTGTAATTAATTTAAAAACTTTAAAATTATGACTTGTTTAGAAACTATTATTTACATCGTTGGTTTTAGTGTTATGATTGCTTGGTTTAACTATACTGAAAGCAAAATGAAATAAACCTAAAAATTAAAAAAAATATAAGAAGTATGTATATTCAAAATATATATACTTCTTTTTTTTATGATTTATTAGAAATTTTGACTATATTAATAATTATCATTAAACAATTAAAATTTGAAATATTATGGTAGAGAATTTTATTAAGCAAACATTGAAGAAGGAATTTGACCAAGTGAATTTAGGAGATATTAATGCTATTCATGGTAATACTATTTCGGTAAAAATAGTAATGCCTTGCTATTGTCAAGCAAATTGTCCATTTTGTTTTAACAACCAAACTATCTCGACTCAAATGCATGATTGGGATGAATTTGAGAAAAATCTTATCAAATCATTAACATTTATTGTTAAGAATCTTGATAATCGGAAGATTACATTGGATATTACTGGTAATGAACCAACATTCAATATCAACCATTTTAAGAAATTTATGAATTTAATTTATAATTTCAGAAGACAATATTCTGATAAGATTGATAAAGTAGTATTGACAACTAATGGATTTCATTTGTATGAATGTATACCTTATCTATATCCAACAATTGATATAGTGAATATTTCATTACATCATTATAATTATTCGGAACGTCGTAATATTTTTAAGACTAAATATATTCCATCTAATGAAGATTTGAAATTGATGATTCAAAAGATGAATTCATTACAAATGACGGTAACATCCGTAGCTGTAATATATAATAATGTTTATATTAAAAAATTTGTTGAGGATTTTGCTAATTTCTCAAAAGAATTGGGTTTTAAGGATTCAAGAATTAGATTCAATTTCACTTCTAATAATATAATAGTGCGAAATCAATTCTATCATGAATTTACTAATAATGATCAAATAGTTGAAAATGCCGGGTTGTCAACCAAATACTTGGATTATGATGGATATAAAGTCAATCTTTATTTGGGTGTACCTGATTTGATTGATTATGTGATTGGTGTAGAGTTTGTAATAGATGACAATGGAAAACTATATTTAGATTATAATAAGAGATTTGAAATTACTGATCCTCAAATGATCAATGATTTCGATAAAAATATATATTTGATTAAATAAATATGAATATCAAAAAGTATTTTTCAAATTTATTTTGTTTACATGAAAAATTAGAATTTGTTGCAAATATATATGGGGACCAAATAAATATCCATCATGGGAAACGTTCTGTTTGGAAATGTAAATCTTGTGGTAAATTGATTTATAAAGATAAGTTATATTATAGAGATAGTTTATCTGAATTCTTAAATAAATTATCAGAACAATATTATACTAATTTACAAAATAAATGGGAACAGGAACATAAGCAAACGTTTGACAAAATAACCAATCAAATGTGTGAAGCCGCAAGTAATGGTAAATGGTCAATAGATTATGTTATATCATTTAATGAGAATGATTGGTATAAATTTAAAAAATATTGGGACAAGCAAAAAATTCGTATAGTTGATGTTGAAGTATCAAATCCGGATGTTGAAATTAAATTATATAAATTTAAATTTGTATGGACGTAAATAAAGTTTATATATTAAAATGTATTGGAGATGAAAAATTTTTTAATGGCCATTTTAATGTAATATGTAAAATGGCATTTAAAGAAGATCCATTAAAAACAGATAAATACAATAAAGAAGTAGAAGCATTCTTGAAGGAATGTAAAAATGACAAAAAATATTTATCTTGTGTAGAAGAAGGGACTGAACAATTAATTTCATTTGAATTACAAATAATATGAAGTATCATTTTCCAAATCCGGATAATAATGAATGGATTAATAAATATAATGATTTAGTTGACCAAATAGCTGAACAAGAAGAATATTGGAAAGAATATAAGAAACACCAACCTAAAAGAAATGATAAAGATCTTGATTGTTGGAAAACTACTAAAGCAGTCACAATACATCATATTATTCCAAAAAAGATTGATATGTCTTTATTAAAAGATAAAAACAATCTTTTATATGTTCCATTCAAAGAACATTGTGATCTTCATTATTATCTATGGAAATCAAATCCTAAATATGCATCACATCTTTGGTTTATTGGTATTGCCGGTCGTAGATTAGGAATTTGGGATTTACCTAATGGAGAAGAAGAATATAAACAATTAGCTAAAGATACTTCATTATCACGAAAAAAGAAAAAAATAAATGAAAAGAATATTTAAGAAATTTTTAGATATAATGAATATACATGCTGATGATAATCAAAAATGGTTATTGATTAGTATGTTTATTTCCGGATTATTAGCAACATATATATCTCCTGCAATCACTAAAGCAATCATTACAGAATTACCAGCTGAATGGATTGCATTTGAGTCTTTATTCTCGGCTATTGTTGGATTATTATTAGGAATAATTTGGCAAGGAAAATTTCGTCATAATATTATTCGGTATTTTGTTATTTTTTGTATTACTGAATGTATACTTGGATTTCTATGTGCTATGTATCTTTGTTTTATTCACTATAATGTATGGGTATTCGCCGTCAGTACGTTGATTTATGGTAACCTGATAACCTCATTAGTCGGTAAGTGTATAATGGCGTTTAAAGCGAAACTATGGCCGGAGAAAGAACGAGAAATATATGATAATAACTTAAGTATTGTTGGTGGTATTACTTGTATTATTGGATTTGCATTAGCATTATTTATGATGCCATCTTTAAAGGTTGCCTTGTTTATTTGGGGATTAGGTTGTATTGTTGATGATATTGGTTGGATTATTGTATATATTAAAAACCAAAAAACTTTAAAAACAATACAATAAATTTTAATATAGTTTGAATTTTTTAAAGGAATATACTATATTATTTTGTAAATTAAAATATATAATATATGAATAAGATTATTAATATCCTCGTAAAAAGAGATGGGATTACAAGAGAAGAAGCCCAAGAAATGGTTAAACGTGTTCAAGATATGATTATCTTAAATCCAACAGAAGCCATTGAGATTATCCAAGATGAGCTTTATCTGGAACCAGATTATTTGGAAGATTTGTTTAATTATTAAAAATTAAAGAATATGGATAAGCTAACATTTCTCGCCTATGAAGAGGCTCGTCAATCCGGAGAATTCAATATGATTATGGATGCCCATTCTGTCATGGCCCAATACGGAATTTCTTCCGATGATTATTGGGATATTATTAAGAATTATTCTAAGTATGCTAATCAATATCTAAAAAGTTAAAAGTTATGTTTATTCTTATTCAGCGTTCAAATGTTGTTGGATTTTTCTCTACAAAAGAGAAAATGAGAATGGTGATTGAATTAATCATCCAACAGGAAAAAGAAAAAAATGGAACTCCTCTTGGAAATTTAAGTTTTCGTTATATTGAATGTGAACTTGATGATCCATTTTTTAGAGATCCGTATAATCCAGAAATTATAAAAGCAATTTTCAGTTTGTCAACACTACATACTGAATACTTCCCAAATGAAGTAAAAACAGATTGGACTACAGGAGAAATTATTAATCTTTAAAATATCATTCAAAATGGAAAATGTAAATTATCTTAAAAGAAGAATTCGACCAGACTCGGAAAAGTTTCGAAATTATTTGAATAACCTTAAAGTTGGTGATAATGTATATTGGAAGTCTTTAGATAATAATCAAATTATTGAAGAGGTTATCCAGAATATTCAGTATGGAACTAATAATGAAACTAAATACTTTATTTCCGAAGATATGTATTTAGTGGAGACTAATCTATTAGATCCTAATTCTGAAGAAGTAATGGAGTATTTAATTCGAAAAAACAATAATATTTTGAAGAATATTGCTAAACAATTTGACAATAAAGATATTTATAATCATTTTATTTCCAAATTAGTTAATAATGGATTTGATGAAAAAGTAGCTAAAAATATTTTAAACATTATGATTTATGGATAAATATCCAATAAAGATAGGTGACAAATTTACTTGGGTAGATTTAGATGGAGATATCCACATTAATACATGTGTAGATATTGAAAATCAAGATTCAGATCAAATAGAAACAATGTATTTTATTCATCGTTCGGAAAATGGTGGTGGTACATTTGTTACAGAAGATGATATTATTTCAATGGATTCTCCTACGGTAAAACAATTTTTAAAAGAAACCAATATCAAAAAAGCTAATAAGTTCTTTACAGAAAATCGTAAAGATATTCTTGTTGATATGATCTATAACAATCTTTTAGATGGTGACTCATATGACAAACAAACAATTAAAGAATATTTGAATGAGTTAATAAATTCCGGAGATTTTTAATATAAAATTTAAACTATATTTAAATTTTTAAAGATATATGTCTATATTATTTTGTAATTAATAAAAAATATAGATATATGGCACGAAATATTAGTTTTTACAAGGTCACAAATAATGTTGTAAAACGTCATTCATTAGTATTTGATATGAATGGCACACATATTTCAAGTAAAGAAATCCGCGAAAAGGCTATTGAGTTATATAATAAATATAAATGTGATGGTATTTTAGTTGTCACGGTCAAGAAAAATCTATGGGGTGATCCTATTGGTGGTGGTGAACTTTATTATAATGGTGCCAAGTTTTCTCGTGATACTTTAGAAATATCTTTTGTCAATGGTTGGAATATTAATTACAAAAAACATTAAGAATGTCTTTTTGTATAATTCTCCCAATTAAAATAGGTGAAGATATATTTTAACCATGTATAATGTTTACGTGTATTAAGATATGATGGATTGTTTTCATTATAATAAGCTTCTTGTTCAAAAGATATAGATCTATATGGATAATTGAAATTATATTTAGAAGTATCTTTAAATAAACAAGAAATCAATTTGAACAAATATTCAATAAAATACAAAATATAAAAACCAATATATCCTAATTCTTTCATTTGTAATGTATGAATATATTCATGAGTATAATCTTTAGATGATAGAATAATATGGTTATCGTTTCTAGTAAAAAGAATACCAAATAAATTAATATATTTATATCCTTTCCAAGGAATATATTTGTTACTTATAATTTTCATTTTTTAAAATAAAGATAATTTTTTAATAATAATTTTGAATCTATTTGAAATTTAAACTATATTAGTGTATCAAACAAATAAATTATGACAAATTAAATCAATTAAGAGAACAATACTAATAAAAACAAAAACAAAAAGGAGAAAAAACTATGAGTAAAATTAATTCCACATCTATGACAAAGAAGTTGTCAACAGTTCAAACAAGTGTTGGTGAAATTGCAGGACAGGTTACAAATACCGCTGCAGCTCAATCAAATATTGCTCTTCTTCGTAGAGCAGTTCTTGCAAATCTTCTATGGGAGAATATTGCATACATGGATGGTCAACGAGTGGCTGATGAGATTAAGCGACTTATTCCATTGTGTGATCCGGCTTTTGTAGCTCAACTTGTCGTTGAAGCTCGTACTATGCAAAAGCTCCGTCATACACCTCTATTTATTGCGGTAGAGATGTGTAAGTATGACACAACTCGTCCTTATGTAAAGGATATTCTTCCGAAGATTATTACCCGTGCAGATATGCTTACCGACTTCTTGGCTCTTTACTGGGCCGATGGAAAGTGCCCTATTTGTAACTCGGCTAAGAAGGGTCTTGCACAAGCATTCCATAACTTCAATGAGTACAAGTTTGCCAAGTATGATAGAAATACTCCTATCAAGTTGCGTGATGTAATGTTTATGGTTCGTCCAAAGCCTGAAACCCCACTTGAAGCTGAACTTTACAAGAAGATTGCTGACCGTACTCTTGAAACTCCTGAGACATGGGAGGTACTTCTTTCACTTGCACATACAAATAAGGAAAAGGTAGCAGTTTGGACCAAGCTTATTAATGAAGGTAAGATTGGTGGTAAGGCTATGCTTATGAACCTTCGTAACATGCAGAATGTAGGAGTTCCTCGTCCTGTTATTACAAAGGGACTTAAGGAGCTTAAGGGAGCTATGCTTCTTCCTCTTGACTTCTTGAAGGCTATGCGTGAGAGCAATGGTCTTGACAGGGAAATTGAGGATGCTATGCTCAATACATACAAGGATATGCCAAAGCTTCCTGGAAAGACTTTGTTCATTGTAGACGTATCTGGTTCTATGGGATCACTTACATCTGGTGGATCAGTATTCTCTCGTTTGGATCAAGCTTGTTCAATGGCAATGCTCGCAGCCAATCAATGTACTGACTTTGAACTTGTATGTACAGCAGGTTCAGATGGTGATCGTAGTGAGGAGCAAATCCGTATTGAATATCCTTCAAAGGGATTCCAGCTTTTCCAAGAGATTCAAGATTCACGTCGTACTGTAGGAGGTGGTGGTATCTTCACATACCAATGTCTTGAAAAGCTTCGTAAGAAGCTTGGTAACAAGATATATGATTATACACGAATCATTGTATTCTCTGACTCTCAGGATATTGATGTAAGTTGTGGATCCAATAAGAAGCCTCGTCCATTTGGTAAGTACAATTACATCTGTGATGTATCTTGCCATACTCGAGGTATCAATTACAATGGTGTATGGACCGCAGAAATTTCTGGATGGTCAGAACACTTCCTCACATACATTGCTGCCTTTGAAGGTATTGAGAATACCTTTGATGAATAAAAAATGGAAGGTTTCAAAACCTTCCATTTTTTATTTTTTAAGTTCTTTTATATATTTCTTAAGGCATTTTAATTCATCATCATGAAATCTTCCATCCAATATTTTAAATCCCCAAGAACATGCTTTGTCTGATGATAGTTCTTGAAGGTCTTTATCATCTACAAGTTCTTTATTATATAAAACCCAATATAATGTTGATTTTCCAATATATTTGTTTTTGTTTTTCTGAACATATATACCCCTTTTGTCAAATTTTAATGTTTTAAGAAAATCATTCCTATCTGCATATTTTTCATCAAGATATTCAACAACTATATTATTTTTAAGGACTTTTACAATTTTGACCATTTCTCTAATCTGAGCGGCATAATGATGTGTGTCATATTTAATTAAAATACATTCATCACCAACATTAAAAGTAAAATCATCATCCGTACGACGAGAAGTTAATCCTAAAAACATATGTTCGGTATTTTTAGATTCATAAATAAAATCTTTAATATCTTTCATATTTAAACTTCATGACCAAATATTTTTATATCATCACAATATAAAGTTTGTGTTTTCTTGTTATATGTTCCAATATGCTCCATCATCTTGTCTTTATGATTAGGTACATATACAACTTCTAAATCAGGATCACTTTCATAATTACCAACTAAAACATCTTCTTTAGTTTCTTTCTTCCATTTATCCCAATCTGATTTTGTATATTTTACTTTTTCACTAAAAGCATTACCAGAAAATTCATTTACTGATTGATTAATATATTCATTAATTTGTTTCATATATATACTTATAATTATATTTCTTTACCATCTTTTAAATTCATGGCTTTCATATTTTTTAGTTGGCATTTCATTATTAATAAATTTGGCAATAATATCTCCTTTAGTAAATGGGCAATCTAATCCCCATAAATCATCCCACCAAGAAGGAACTTCACGATATTCTACCATTTCCCAGTGTGGACAATTTTTACATCTCTTATAATGGAATTGATATTCTTTATGTCCAGTTCCAGATACGTGAATTCCTGCACCAACAGGGCCACCTGAAAAATATTGATATACAATATCTACTAAACCAGTTTCTTTATATTCCATTTCTTTAGCACATGAAGGACAAATTAATCCTTGTTTTCTTAATTCTTCATATTTGTCTTCTTCAACATTATCTAACCAAGCCTTGAATTCTTTGATTCTTTTATTGATAACTTTAATAACAGCTTCCATTCCATAGTTTTCATATTGGAAAACTAATTTCCAAAGTTGTTCTTTAATAGCTTGAGTAGTCTTATTATTGTCAAATGTATTTTGCTCTTTACCTAAAACAATATCATATTTTTTGAAAGCATCTTTTAATGTTTGCTCATCTTTATATGATTCAAGAGTTTCAATAAGTTTAGCAATATCAAATTGTGGTTGAATAGTTCCTAAACAAAGCATTTCTTCTTTAGGTTCAAAAAACAATTTATAAATAAAAAATTTAATCTTATTCCAAATCTTTTTCATTTTATAACTGATTTTATAAATTTATCATCTTTAAGTTTATTCAATGCAGAGCCACGTTGATTTGGTAATGCCGATTGTTCATCATTTTTCTTAGTTCCACCCTTAAATGTTTGTGGCATATTTTCTCTAGATGGAGAATTCTCAGCTGGATAATTATTTGATTTAATATCCATCAATCTCTCACATAACCAATCAACAATACTTTTAAAATCTTTGCATTCATCTATATAATTAATATAATCATCAATAAGATCTTTATTAAAAATATCTTCTATATATTTTTGAAGTTTTGCCTTCGTCATTTCATCATCATATAAGTTTGGTCCAGAAACACTATTATATGGTAATTGATGCACATCTTGTTTAGCTTTTACGGCGGCAATTGTTCCTTGTACGGCTTTTAACATTTGAATAGGTGAAATATCTCCATCATAATTAAAAGATAATATTTTACCATTTGGATTTAATATAATAGATTGAGCCCATGAATGATGTCCATCTATAATATAGTTTTCTCTAAAAGTCACAATTGGTTTATGATTAATAACTATTGGTTTATCAAATGTTTGTTTAAAAGCTTTTTTCTGTGTCAATATATATTTTAAAGACTTATTTAAATCAATGTCTGATTGAGTTGGGATTAATTGAGAAACAGGAATTTCTTTGACAGAAAAAACTAATTTTGTATCACCTAATTCACCACCAAATCCATCTTCTAATAATGCTTTAGCCTTTGGGTCATCCAACATTTTATTTAAAGCATCTACATAATCAATATATTTCTTATGTTTCAACCAAGATTCTAATTCTTTCTTACGTTGCTTGTTTGAATTAGTTGATATACCAGAAGACTCAAATATATATTGAGAGAATATTTTCATTGTTAATATTTATTTGATTAATATTTTTTTATTGATTTCTTGAGTATTCAACACATTATTATCTAATGAATATTTAATAGATAAATCATAATACCCTTTATCATAAGTATTATTAGAAGTAATTGATATAATTGCGGTGTTTGTATTAGCATAAATTATCTTTGATGTATTTGCACCAAATGTAACTGGTTTGATATTCCATTTTGAAGATATATTCAAGTTAACCGGTAACATTTTGTTATTATATAAAGAACAAACAATAATATCATCTTGGTTAAAATGATATATATTCTCTTTATAGTTTATTTTCATTCTATTAATTAAAAACAAATCACGTTTAGATTGATGTTTTAAATAATATTCTTTAAAGTTTATCTCTTGAGGATATTGATTTAACTCAACTAAATTATCAAATAAATTACAAGTATTTTTAGAAATAAACATAATGTACCAATATTCTTCTACTTCTTGTCCTTCAATAGGTAGAGTTTCTGGTCCATGCATTAAATACATATCATATTCCTCATTATTTGTAATATGTATATATGAATCCCAAATTTCTTTGATAGTGTTTGACTCATTAGTTTCCGAATTCAATAAATCAATTGAATATCTCTTATAATAGAATTCTTTATAAAAATCAACTAAATTCTTATCATAATTCTTATCTTGATCTTTAGGTAAGTATTTGATTTTTTGATTAATTTCCCAATATTTATATAAATGAGGAATAACAGTAAATGTGGATGATGAATAGTTTGAATTAATCTTAAAATATAATAGAACTTGTTTTTCTTTTCCGGTTAATTCTAATCGTTTAAATTGATTATAATTTGAATTAGTCTCTAAGATATTATCAAATTCTTGTATATCTAAATGATTGTCATTTTCATCAATTATATCTACACAAATAACAAATAGATTTCTCTTGTCACCATTCTTGTTAAACTCACAACAAGGAATGAAATTTCCACTTAACCCTGTAATATTTTTGCATAAATAATTGATATATTTAAAAGTATAATTCTCATCATTATCAAAATCAGCATTTTCTATTTCATTATAATGGTATAAATTATTCTTGTTAATATCATCAATCAATACATTATTCTCTTCATCATATGTTGCCCAATATAATGAAGGATTATCACCAGATAATTCGGTTAATTTATCTATATATTTAGAATCATAGTATCTAATATATTTACTAGATTTAATCAACGGAACATTAGTATATTTTGTAAAACCTCCATTTTTATTTGGAAGATTTAAAGTACAAGTTGCTGAATTATCATCAATCTTTACAAAATCTTCACTTAATGGTTTTACATTATTAATTAATGATTCACTATAATAACCATATAGATTCAATATCTTGATAATGTCATAATAATAGAAATCCAATCTAGCATATATTGATCTGTCTACTAATTCTGAACTTTTCATTCTTTGATAAAGTTCTGGAGTATATTGAACAAATTGATCTTGATTATTTGTTTTAATTTTTAAATATGGTGTAAAATGGAAATATAATAAATATTTATAATCTTCTGTTGTATAATATAGTTTTTGATTTAATGAGTCATATTCAACATTCTTATAATTGAAATTATCTAACATTGAAGATAATATTGGTTCTTTAGAAAAATCAACATTTAAGTTAATATTTGATTGATTATCTCTAATTTCATCAATTTTATAGATAAAATATCCTATATTGATTTTTTTATCATGATCTTCTTTAATAGTATATAATGAATCAGCGGATTGTATTGGAGTTATAATATTACCATTTTCATCTCTTGATAATATATAATACCAAGCACTATCTTCTTTTAATGTAATACTATTATTCAATTCATTAAACTCTTCATTCAAATAATAGTTATAGTCATCTTTAGTATTTATTTCTTTACTAATTTGATTAACAAAACTAATACGTAATGTATTGTCTAATGGTGAAGATCTTTCAATTAATATATTATCACATAAAGCTCTAAGATTTGATTTAAACTTCAACAAATCTAATATATTACCAGATTTATCTTTCAATGATAATTCTTTTTTATATAAATCATAAAGATGTACTCTATTCAAATATTTAGAGTTATGACTGATATTAATATTTTCTTGATATTTGTTTACTAATTCAGTTATATCCTTCTTGATAGATTGGCTGATTTCACTATCTAATAAATCTTTATATTTCTTTTGGTATAATCCAAATTGTGTACTATTCACATGTACAAAATCTGAATCATTCATATAAGAATTGAAATGAACTTGATTATCATCAATATAATCAATTTGGGTGAAATTAGAAAAATATTTAGTTGGACTATCAAAAAAATCTTTATTTTCAATATATTCGGTAATATCTAATGAATCATCCTTTTGACCATCTTCTTTATTATAAAAATTAAAGATAATTTTAGTATTATTCACATATGATATTCTTCCTAATGAATCAACATTTTTTATAATTTCTCCATTTTCATCTTTTTGACTATTTAAATGATAAAGATAATTAAAATAGTTAATATCATTAATCCAATATTTATATTCCAAAGTACCAATATGAACATCTAATTCATGTATTTTTGAAGTAAATGTATATTCATACCAATAGTTGTTTACATTCAAATAAACTGTATATGATTTATTCACATAAGTATATAAATGCAAATTAGATAATTCTTCAATCATCTTTGGATAAAATACAAATCCATTATATGTACAATTCTGATTTGATACAAAAGAGAATTGTGACTTATATATAATTTGATTCAATAAATTATCTTTTAATATAAAAATACAATTATAATATCCAAATTCTGGAAATTTGATTGGGATAAATAGACACGTATCATTAATCAAATATTGGGTATTATTTGTATTTAAATATTTTATCTCATTAAAGTTTTTATCAACTAAATGTTTTTGATGTGTAAAATACAAGAAATTCTCTTTACTAAAAGTAATATTTAACTTATCTCCACAAGCATCAATAATAGGTTCATAATAATGATCATGAACATAATTCAATTCTTTATAGTCATTAGCATATACTTTATATTCAACATTCAAATTACGTAATGTAATGAACATTGGTAGAAAATATGTTTGGTAATAATATGCCAAACAAGATAATTTGAACATCAAGTCATATAAAGAGTATTGAAAATATGTTGATAAATATTTGAATTGTTGATCTTCTAAATATTCTTCAGTTGATATAATTGTTTCTTTATTTGTCAAATCTCGTAATTTTGGTAAACCTTCACCCCAAAATTGATCTTTTATAGATTGCTTATATCTTTCTCCGGTATCTTCATTCAATTTGAATTGGAGAGATATATATTGAGTATTGATAAAAAATCTAAAGGCTTTAATTAAATCAGTATGAATTTCAAAATAATCACGTACATATTGATTTTTGAATTCATTATCAGTTTCAATTAACTTATATATATTTAAGTATTTACCAAATCCAAACCACTTTAATGATTGAATTGCAGAATTATAATTACCACATTCTCCTTTGATTCCCATGTAGTTAATCATATATTCTTTTAATTTTTTATTATACAATTCTTCATCAAATACATCATTATCAAATGGAGTTCCATTAATAGCTTTCAATATTTCATGTGGTAAATTGACACCCATATTTCTACCATTAATAGTCAAAGATTCATATTCAGCATTGAAAATTCCACCAATGGTAATAGGACACCAAACTTCTTTGTTTGAATATTTGTTATTAATATGAATTAGTATATTTGACAACCATGTTCCAACATATTTTGCATTTGCTACAACATATATTGGGATCATAATATAATTCTTATCACCTTCTGAAACTTTTAAAATCAATATCTCATCATCTTGATTTGAATCTAGTTTTTGATATTTATTACTTTCAGATATCAAGATGTTATTTAATATTGATTTTTCTTGATGTAATGCATTTTGAAATTCATTGACTTTAATCATACTAAATATTTCTGATTCTAAAGTCAAGTCAATATCATATATATTAGAAATAACTGTATTTTCTAAATCTGTAATATTATCAACTTCATATAAAATATTAATTATTTTCCCATAATAATTATTGATTGACAAATGATTGTTATTGTTGGAATCATTAAACCAAAAAATATAATCTTGTTCATCATATTCATATCCAATTGGATTTTGGGTATACTCTTTTAAATTAAAAATATGAGCGCTATTATCTATAAATTGCATTACTTTCTAAGTTATCTAATATTATATATAAAAATAAAAATCGAGTTTTATATAATCTGGATTTTTTGAAAATAATTAATGAAATTAAACTATTTTAATTATTATAAATATATTTATAAAGTTCAATGGAAAATAATAAAGTTCTTGGATTAGATGGGAAATTATATGATCCAGCTCCTGAAAATGTTAATGTGTTTGAAGATAATACTCCTCCAACTCCACAAACCGGTATGATTATGGATAATATTGATAACCCATTAGAAAATAAAGAAAATACTCAAAGTTTAAATGAATTAGAAAATAAGACTAAAATTGATGCTAAAGCATTACAAAGATTAATGAGTTATCAAAATAGATTACCATCGGTTAGAGAATTTCCAAAAATAGGTAGAAATGACCCTTGTCCTTGTGGTAGTGGAAAGAAATATAAGAACTGTTGCTTATCTTCAGGAAAATATGAAAAACTTGTAAAACAAACTAAAAAATAAAAAAAATGGAAGTTTAAAAAGCTTCCATTTTTTATTCATCAAAATTAAATAATGAATATTGTGAATTATTTTTTATAACCTCATCATCAATAATATTATCTGGAATATTCATGACATTACTTAAATGATTAGTATTCTTTTGTTTGTTCATAAATCTAGTATTAGATCCATCTAATTCAGAATACTTGTAATAATCAAATGGTTTATTCACTATATTCACAATATCATCTTTAATATCATCTAAAGTTAATTTTTGTGTATGTGGTAATTGATAATCATATATGAATCCATTATTATCATCTTCAGTTGGTTTCATATTATTCACCAAATCTTGTAAAAAGAATTCTTTAGTGTTCATATATCCACCAAATATATCATCTACATCAATTTTCTTTTCCCAAATCAATGTGAATGGTTCAATATGTATAATTCCTTGTTTAGATTCTTTTTTAATGACAATCACATCAAATAAATCTTTAACTAAATCATACATTGAATCTAAATATCCAATATCATCAACCACCACATTCTTTACCACATTACATATCTTTGCTGTATAATTACCAATCCATTGTTGAATATCCTCTTTATTCAAATATGGATTTTCCTTAGCAAATTTTTGTGCATCAACAATAAATTTATAAATTGGTAAATCTATTCTATTCTTACGACGATTATCTTCAATAATTACAAATCTCTTAATTCTTGTCAACTTTGAATAATTAATTCTTCCAGATTTTCGTTCTTGACAATACTTGAATATCTTTACAATAATTTCAGGATCATAGAATTTATATAATGTCAAATATATTGGTAGATTCTTTAATACAATCTCTAAATCTTCAGCATATAGATTATTTTCTTCTCGAATTTCTTTATATTCATCATCAGTAAAAATACTATATGAACCTTTTAATATATCTTTATAAATATCAATATTTGAATCATCAATGTGTTCAAGAAATTTAAATGTCTTAACAGTATTCTCACAAAAATGATGATTTCTACAATCTTTGATAATTTGTTCAGCTGAATCTTGATCTAATATAATCTCATCCGGATTATCATGAGTTTTTATATTTATAGTATATCCATAATATTTCAAGCTATTCATCAATACTTGTAATTGTTTTGAATATTCTGAATATCTTTCTTCAAATATTTGTAATTTAAAAGCTGTCTCATCAATATAATATTTAGCATCATTTTCATCATACTTTATATATTTATTAGTTGATAATAAAGATGATATCAATGGATTATATTTTGATTCTTCTTCATTACGTTCAATCATATCATTACAAGTTTGAATAAAATCTTTTATTAATAACAAAGTAGAATTATCAAAATCTAAATTCAATCTATTAGTAGTATAATATGGTATACGATTATTATTTGAGTCAAACATCTCTAAGAATATCTTGATATATAAATCATTATTACGTACTCGGTTTGCAAATTGCTCTATATCTTGTGGAATCCATAATTGACTAAAATACACTGTAAAATTATATTTATCACAAATATCAACACCAACAGACAAATAGTTTGAGCACATAATTAAATCATTATTACCAATTGACTTATTGACTTCAATATTCACCATTGACTCATTACCATAATTAGATTTCTTGTAATAAAATGACTTTAAAGGTTTCTTATATCCTTTCTTTAACAATATATCTGAAAGTACACCAATCAATTGATCATAATATAGATTACCATTATTACATGGATATATGATTTTTTTACCATCTATTATATCATCTGCCATATGTTGACACATAATCACTAACTTTTCATTTTTAGTTTGACACATATGTATCTCAACATCTTTGACACGATGATCTTCTTTAATCACTTTGATATTCTTGATTCCAGGAAAAAACAATATTTCACCAGTTGGAGTACCAGTCATCATGATAATCTTTGCGCTATGACAATTAGCTAATCTTTGAATTGTTGGGGACATTACATCTCGATATGATGAAGTATATAATAAATGAGATTCATCAATAACAATATATTTAAAGTTAGCTTGGTCAAGTTCCATGATATTCAATCTTGAGAATTTATCAATAGTCATAGCCATATTGTTATCACTTAAGATTTCTTCCAAAGTTGGGCGTTTATTACCATAGTAATATAACCAATCTTTAGTTACTTCAGATGCTTCAACTTTAGCTTTAATAGTAGAAGTGAAAGGTAAAATCAATAATGTCTTTTCTTTTAATGACTTAATCATCTCAGTTTTACCATATCCAGCACCAGCTTCTAACAAAGTTATATTTTCAAGATTATCTAAGATTTGTGATTTGATATCGGATAAATATTGATTAGATTTCAAATAAAGATATGTCTTGTCAATATTATCATTCAATACTTTAATTGGATCAATACTATTATCTATTTGGTCAATCTTTTCTTGTAATTGATTTATCTCATCATTATATACACTATTATTGACTTTGATATTAAATCCATGATCTTTATTTAAAGTTTCAACAGCCCATAAAGATATAGGTTTATTATGCAATGCCGCCGTCTTGATGTCTCCTTTTAATTCTTGATATGGAGTATTTGCACAAATATCTAATATTAATGCTAATGCTTTTTGTTCACCATATAATGCAGTTAATGTATTAGCTATTTGCCAACGTTGAATATGTTTATAGTGAATTTTCTTATTCTTAGATATATCTCGTTCATCAACATTTAGGATATTTTCTACATCAATTGGTTGGTTGACTCTATCATTTGAGAACCATTCTAGTTTCTTGAAAATCTCTTTTAACTCAGGATGATATATCCAATTAATTGACTCAACTCCATTATTTAAAGCTGGTTCAAAATTTACATCTAATCTTTGATTGTTAAAATTTGTGTTAATTAAGATATTATAATCACTACCAATGAAAATACCTTGTTGTGGTTTAGCCATTGCCATATCAATAAAACTAATCACATCCTCATGGGTATATTCATATTTTTCACAAAATCTAGTCAAAATCAAATATATATAAGAATATTTGTGCCTAAAATTACAAATATACTCTATTTTTCGTTGGTCATGGTCAATGGTAATAGGTTGTATTTTAGTCCATATATGTAAAGATTTTCTTGAAGCTGACAAACTAATACTTAAAAACCAACTATATTTAGACAAACAATTGAATAATTCTGGTTTGAGTTTATTTGCTAATTCAGCATTCTTGATATCTAAGTCAATAATCTGAACACCATTCCAAATATCATAACCCATCTCACCAATTGGACGATCAATTGAACGAGTTGGATATATTACTTTACGTTTGTTTTTTTCAATGTCATAATAAGACTTATCAATAACTAATTCAATAACTTGTCTAAAATCCCAAATTGAACCTTGTTTTTGGCGAATATTGTTAATCACCAAAGTCTTATTATTCTTAAGTTGATTATCAATGAAATATTTTCTTTCATTTTCTGGACACTCAAAAAAATTATTAGAAGAATATATAAACTTAGATTTATTTTCTTCTAATGAATTATTTGAAGATAATTGTGAAAATAAATTTAATATATCTGTTAAAGATTGTTTTTTATCTGAAACTTCTTTATAAAAATTATATAATTTGGTTATATGGTTATTAATTACTGACACTAATAAAATCTAATATATTTTTTGTTAATATATATTTGTAATGAGTCAATTTTCAATCATTCAAAAAATAATTTTTTTAATAATCTTTAATTCAATAATATACCATAAATTAAATTTATTATTAAATAAATATAGTATATTTTACATGAGTTGTACTACAAATAATATCCCTAAAACATCAGAAGATATTGTAAAATTAAATGCTCAAATTGAAGATCAAACTGACTATCAATTTATACAACGAATTATACAAGATTTAACCCAATCTTGTGCATTACCTTTACCAATACCGGCAGCTGCTATTCCTCCATTAATCTTACAAGCGGCTCAATTTTTCTGGGAAAACTATGATTTTGCAGTTGAAGAAAGATATTATTGTGTAAAAAATGCAGATTTTTGTAAATGTGGTCCAAATAGAACTATTACCCTTCCACAAAGAATAATATCAGTATTTGGTGTATATAAGACAACTAACACTTTTGCTTATGGAGCATTAGGTGATTTCTCATTAGAGAGAATGTTGATTAATAACACTACTATGGCTGGTGGTATGGGTAATATTGGAGGGTTTAGTGATTTTTTTGGTGGTTCTGGATATAATTTGACTGATGTTATGGGTGCTATATATGAAGTTCAAACTTTTAAAAATATGTTTGAAGCTCCATTGACATATAACTTTAATCCATATTCTCATAAATTAGTTATATTAGGAGATCTTGGATATTCAGATTTAATTTTACAAACATACTTAAGATGTAAAATTCAAGATTTATACCAATTATATTATTTCTTCAGACTTTGTGTTTGTTTAGGTAAAAAATCCATGGCTACTATTCTTGGAACATTTGAATATAAGTTACCAGGTGGAATTACTTTAAATTATGCACGATTTGAAGATAGTGCTGACCAAGAAATAGAAAAAATTGAAGAATGGTGTAGAAGTCAACATTCAGCTGATTATTTCTTTAATACAATTACAGTTTAAAATATGAAAAATTTAGATAGTTATATAACTGAGAAACTTGTTATTGGTAAAAATATCATTCATAAGAAAATTACAGTTTCAACAAGGAATGAGCTTATAACAATATTAGAAGAGCGTTTAAATAAAGATAAAGATGCCAACTTAAATGATTTAGATGTTAGCCAAATAACCGATATGTCAGAGTTATTTAATGGTTTAGATCCACATAATATTAAAATTGATCTATGGGATGTCTCAAATGTTAAAGATATGGATAGTATGTTTTACCGTTGTCTAAATTTTAATTTTGACTTAAGTAAATGGGATATCTCTAATGTTAAAAATATGCATGGTATGTTTTATCTATGTAAAAAATTTAATTCTGATTTAAGTCATTGGGATGTATCTAATGTAGATGAAATGGGTAGGATGTTTGAAGGTTGTGAAAATTTCAATTCTGATTTAAGTAATTGGAATGTTTCAAATGTTGAAAATACATCTCGTATGTTTTATGGATGTAAAAACTTTAATTCAGATTTAAGTAAATGGGATGTGTCTAAAGTTAGATATATGAGTAATATGTTTTATCATTGTGAAAAATTCAATTCAGATATAAATCAATGGGATGTATCTAAAGTTAAAATTATGGATAATATGTTTAATGGATGTAAATCATTAAATGAACCAAATTGGTGGAGAGAATAAAAATAATTTTGAATTAATCTAAAGAATGAAAACCTTAGATAGTTATATAACTGAGAAACTAGTTATTGGTAAAAATATTATACATAAAGAAAATAAATCTTGGGATAAACTTATTCAAGATTGGATAGATGAATGGGCAAAAGATGATTTTGAATATCTAATGTTATTGATTGATAGATTTTTAGAAGATGATACTTTTGAAGGAGATACTCAAGATGAATATGAACCATTCTTACAATATGAGAAAAATAATAAATTTAAAGAATATTTCAAAGATAAAATTCTTAAATTTAAATTAGATGTGGAAAATCAAATAAAAAATATGAAATAAAATAATATATGGATAACTTAATTAATTATATTAAAGAAGGTTTTATTGATGAGATGCTTGATAAAATTAATAATGAGATAATTACTGAATCTTTAAATGCTAAAGTATTACAGGAATTAGCTAAACAATTAATAGATCAAGTAAATCAAGAGAAAAAAGAAAAAGAAAAAGACTCTTATAAAAGTATTTATAATCATACATTCAAAAATGTTTTTGGTGAATCTCACATAGTTTGGGATAAGATTTCTGATAGTGATATTCAAGAAATTGAACCACAATCATGGGATGTGAAGAAAACTAAGATTGCTAATGAGAAACTTATTAGAAGTGTTATTAAAGGAGATAAAAATTCTATTATATTTAGTCGTGATCCGGAAACTAAACAATTTGAATATGTGATCTTGACTTGGGGTCAAGTATATACTTTAAAACCATTATGGGGTCAAGCCGCTGGTAGAAGACTTGGAAGTGGATATGGAAGACATTTTAAAGATTTAACCCAACGAGAGAAAATTGATTTGTTCCAAAATAAAATTGTTTATGTTATTGATAAAGTTCAATTTGATTCAACAAAAATTAAAACAGATCGATACAATAATCGACAAGGAATGATTAATTTTGATAAATATTCATTATCTAAAATTGCCCAAGACAATAAGGATAGATATAAAAAAATAATATCACAAAATAAAGCTAAAAATGCATCTAATGATCAATTATTAGAAGAAACTACTGAAATAATTAATAAAATTACGGAAATTACTGTCAAAGTTGCTAAGAATCCAATTAAATATTTAGATATTTATTATGATGTTCAATCATTATCTAAGTTAGTTTATGATGAGAAAAAATATGTAGAACCAACTAGATATAATAAAAAAGGATATTATACTGGATTGAATGGATTACTTAGATTAGTTGCTAAATATATTGAAGCAGTTAAAGATAGTAAAGCCGGATATTCTTGGGGTACACAACAAATGGATAATACAGTTAAAGAAATCAAAGAAAGAATTCAAAAAGCTAAAGAGTTAATTGATAAGATTGAAGAACTGATGTAAATATCTTAAAAAAATTATTATAGGCATATCTAGGACGCCCACAGAGAGCGGAATAATATCTCAATGATAAATTATATATTTTAATAATTAAAACTCATTTAAAACGTAAATAAAGGAAGAATCTTAAAATAAAGATTTCTTCCTTTTTTAAATTTTTTCTAATTAAAATCTATATATAAAAATATAGAACATAAATATAAAATAATGATAAATATATACCCAAAAATATTAATTATTCCAGATGTTCATGGTAGGACATTTTGGAAATCAGCTATAGATCAATTTCCATATGATCTATATCCTGATTTAGTGATTATTTTCTTAGGAGATTATTTAGATCCATATACCGGATATGAAGATATAACACCTAAAGATGCTTATGAGAATTTCTTAGAGATATTGGATTATGCAAAAAAAGATAATCGTATAGAACTGTTGATTGGAAATCATGATTGGCATTATTTTGTCAATTTAGATACTTGTCGACTAGATAGAGCTCGTTCTAGAGATATTGAAAAATTATTTATAAACAATCTTCAAAAATTTAGATTATCTAAAATTCATGAAGTAAATGGGATTAATTTCTTATTTAGTCATGCTGGATATACAAATGGATTCTTACATGATATTAGTGATTTAGCTTTATCTGAAATTCAAAGATGGAATCCAGGTAACATAGATCCTTCTAAAGATGAAAAATATCAATGGATTTTGAAAGTCTCTCAAATTCGGCAAACTTTGGATTTTGAAATATTTGAGAAATGTCTTCAAAATTATGATAATCCATTTTATAGTTGTATTCCGAGTATGGTATCTAGATATAGAGGTGGATGGAATAATAGTGGTTCAATGATATGGGCAGATATACATGAACATATGGAACATATATATCATATTAAAGAATTTGATGAGAAATACTATCAAATATTTGCCCATACAATATCTTTTCCGAATGACTCACAATATGATTATTATATTGGACAATTTTATGCTATGTTAGATGCAAGTCAAGCATTTATTATAAATAATGAAGGTACAATCAAATTATTAAATGATAAAAATTATGAGAAGTAAAAAAGAAAGAATTTTATCTAAAATCAAGGAATTTAATAAAAGACTTAAAAATTGTAAAGCATCTTGGTGGTATAATAAATCTGATATTGATACAATCAAACAACATACTGATATACCACATAGTTTAGGTTCAAATTATTTAAATAAATATGATACAAAGAAAATAAGAAATAAAAGAAATCGTCTCAAAAATAAAATAGATTTGAAAATGGAATTGGAAGATTTTGATTAATCTTCCAATTTATTTTTTAATGAAGAATGGATTATCTTTAAGACTATTAATAATTTGTTCACATTCATTACAGACAGCTTTAAAATTAATTACTTGTGAAGCATTTAAATCAAACCACTCATTTTTTACATTTGATGTCTTATATTTAGCATGCATCATTTGTTCTACTTTTAATGGGTAGTTAGTTTCATAATATGAACGAACCCATATTTCATTTGGATTACCTGTTTGTAATTCTTTAATTCTTTTGGTTATATCTTTTTGTTTAGTCATTCCTATTTTGAATTTTTCACCATCACAAAGTAAATAAACAAACCCTTGCACTTTTATTATCTAATTATTTAATTTATTAAAAATAAGAAATTTTAATTATATTTCATCATATTTTATAATTATTTTTGAAACATAGTTTAAATTTATTATTCACAAATACTATATTATCATATCATTTAAATAAATTAAAAATATGGCAAAAGATATTCGTGACCTTACAATTGGTGAAATTGAAGATTTACTTTTGAAGCAATATTCTAAAGTAAAAAATGCAAATTATTGGCGTTGGGATAAGAAAAACAATGCTCTTAATACATTTGGAGATTTGACTGACGCTATCATTACCATTAAAAAGAACAACCGTTTTATTAATGATGATGAATATATTGAGAGTGTAATTAAAGATTTTCAAGAAGAAGATTATATTTAAATTTAGTTTAAATATGAAAGCAAAAGTTGGAGATAAAATTCGTATCATTAAAATGTGTGATGACCTTTCTGGTATTGAATATGAAGGTCGTGAAGGAATTATTGAATATATTGATAGTATGAATCAGCTTCACGGAACGTGGGGAGGTTTGGCTATTATTCCAGGTGTTGACTTTTTTGAAATCATTAATGAAGAATAAAAAGATTTTGTAAAAGATAATTTATGCTAAGTAAATTTTTTAAGTATACACTAATTATTTTAATGTTCATATTAAATTGCTATCTTTGGTATGCTGCAATTAATGTTATTGAAGGACATGAGGCCGCAGGTATGACTGGACTTTGGGCTGCAATAATGGATGTGTTTTTTATGTACATAATTTTAAAAAATTAATAATATGAAAAAGATTTTAGTTTTGATTATTTCGTTAGTTTGCTTGACAAGTTGTGAACAAATGATTACTAAGGAATTGGGTGGAACCACTACTATTACTCTTGAGAAGGGTGAGAAACTTGTTGAAGCCACTTGGAAGAGTAATGGTAATCTTTGGTATTTAGTTGAACCTATGGATTCTGACTATGTTCCAAAGACTAAAATATTCAAAGAAAGTTCACTTTATGGTGTTATGGAAGGTAAAGTAATTTTTGTAGAAAACAAATAAAATTATGAATATCTGTAACTATTTTAATGAAGAGATTAAAAGAAATATTCTTAGTGAAAAAGAATATAATGGTGAACATTCAATTTTATCTCGAGTTGATTGGAGAAATATAAAGGAAGCATATAAAGAGCATTATACCCCAGAGCAACTTCAATATCTTTTTGCCCATAATTTGCTTCGAGAATATGTAAAAACTGGTGCTGTTTGGGAACGCCCTTATTCAGAATATTGGGAATTCACAGATAAAGGAAAATCTTTACGCAAATGGTATAATCGTGAATCTCTTTGGAAATATTTCTATTATAAATCTCAAATTTATATGCTAAAGTATTATTGGCAAAAATTTAGGATTAAATGTGGACATCGATATCCTTGGCAGGAATATGAAGGTGTAGATATTAGTGAAATTTAAAAAATAAAAAAGTATGAAAACATTTTCCGATATGATTTTTGGTGCATGTGTAATGTGTCTTATATATAATATTATATTTATTTTTCAAGATAAAGCAAATTCAATAACTTATGTTGCATTGCTTTTTCTTGTGATATATTTTATACTTGAAATTTCACGTAGGGTATTTGATAAAGAAAATGAGGATTATTAATTAATCCTCATTTTCTTTTTTAGTTTTTTATATTTTTTGATTTTTTTATCAACAATATCTAATGGTTGTAGAATATCACCAGATCCAACTTCTCCATTTATCCCTGGAGGACTTACATTTCCCATTCCGGTAGTATTCATTGGAGTTGCAAATAATTCTTCTAAATAAGTCTTAAGATTTTTCATTTGATTTGTTTTCTTTATGATTTCTTTCTTCAGCAGCTTTTTTAGATTTTTCTATTGCTAATTGGTTGAATTCATATAGAAGACTATCATCTAATATATGTTTTTGTCCTGGATTAATCAAATATCCCATCTTACTCATTACATCTCGATTAATAAGTACTTTTTGTTTTTTATTACGATTATCTACTAAAGCAAATTCCGCATTTAATAATTTACGTGAACCAATTCTTATACATGGAATTTCCACAGTTACTCTTTCTTCAACATTTTGACCAACTATAGCATTTGATTGTCCAACCAATTTAAAAGTATATTCTTTTCCTTCTATTGTTGCAAAAACTTTATGACCTTTTTGCTCAACTTTCTCACAACCAATAGTAGATGCTTTAGCACCATTACCGGTATCAAACTTAGCTTCAAACTCAACTTCTGATTCATCGGTATCTGATAAAGTAAAATACACATTTTCTAGATATCCAATAGCTTTTGGCTCTAATACTAATTGATTAATATCATTAATCTCATTTAATAGTATTTCCATAAAATTATCACCAATCACTTCTGAAATACCATCAGTACCAGGTGAAGCATTATATTCAAGAACTACATTATCACCTATCTCTGGATTACTATCATGTACTAAAGGCATAATATCTACAGCACACCATGGCATACGAGATATCTTAGCTACTTTCAAAGCAATCTCTTCTTGTTCTGGAGTTAATTTAACTGATTCAGCGGTTGCACCTAAAGAAACATTAGAACGGAAATCTCCACTAATCTTCACACGTTTCATAGCAGCTAATATTTTTTGTTCTGTACGCATAGTCAATACATGCACACGAATATCACCACCATCAGCTTCTTCTTTCTTTTGTAACAATAATTCACGTTCAGGATCTATTGCAAATATAGCTTGAAGAATAGAAAGAATAGTTTTTCCGTTCACCATAAATACACCAGTTCCACCATGGCCATCAAGAATTTTAATGACATATTCTTTTTTCTTGTCAGCATTCTCATCTTCACCTACATCTTTATAAATCAATTTAAGTTTCTTTTGTAATGACTCTTCTCCTTTAGCGATATCATTAGCTGAAAGTAATGTGAATTTAGGTTGTGGAATATTATATCTTTCCATCAATACCGCTGAAGTGTATTTATTAGATGCACGTTGAGCAGCTTGTATAGGATTAAGAACAAAAAATCCCCAATCTTGAAGTTCTTTAATAAGTTCAATACACTCTTCAGAATCTTGGGCACCTAAACGAGTGATTACAATAGTATCAACATTTGATTGAACATCAATAGTATATTTATTGACATTATCATGAAACTTGATTTTTTTATCTGTAGCTTTGTAATCTATTTCTTCAGCAATAAAAGGATATAGTTTTACTCCTTTACCTTTAATAGCTTCTTCTAAATTCTTCAATGTTTTGTTAGATTTAGAATCTCTATCATTTGTAAAGAAAATAATATTCTTGAAGAAAAAATCCTTCTCATCATTTTCATCATTCTCTTCAACAATCAAATTATCTGAATTTTGATTTTCCTTTTCTAGAAGTAACTTATTTTCTTCTTTAAGTTTCTTATTAACTACTTTAAATACTTCAGAAATCACCTTTGGATCTCTATAATCAATATATTCATTTGAAAATTTCTTCATACTATTATATAAGATTTTGTTTAATTATTTATATATAAAAATAATTTTTTAAGATACAAAAAATAAAAGGTACCTATTTAAATAGATACCTTTTTATTTATAAAATATTTTAATTGATTATTTACTTTCAAGTATTGCTAAATCTTTGGCTACTTTATTTAAAAGAGCAATCTTAATAGGGTCATTCTTATATTGTTCAGCAAGCATTGCAATCTTTTTCTTACGAATTGTATATTGTGCTTCTTTGTTAGCTTCTAATTGTTCTTTGATTTCTTGTGCTTGTGGATCTAATTTCTTCATGTCTTCATTGATACGATCTTCAAACATAGGTTTCAAATCAATTCCTGTCAACTTGATAACTTCATTCAAAGCTTCAACCATATAATCATAAGTATAACTACCACTTCCTTGTTTAATATTACGATAAACTGTTAAATTAACATTATCTTTAGCTTCAATGATTGCACAAATAGTGTTGTTGTTAGTTGTCAATACTTTTACATTATCTAATGAAACAATATTGTCAAATGCTTCAAATACTTCACTAATTGAGCTGGTTAAATTCATGAATGATAATTTCTCATTCATATTCATTATCTTAGAGATTGTATTACAATATTCTTGGAACTTAATATGATTTTCAAATGTTTCATTAATATCTTTACCTAAACCCTTTCTTGTAAATGTCAAACCGTTTTCATTAATTTCAAAGCGTAATTTGTCACCATGGGCACCTTGTGATTCAATAAAGATACCACCATTTTCACTTAATTGATATCCATTACTTAATAATGAATTTATTCTTGCAAATTTCTTATCATCACAATTACTTTCAACAATTTTATTATCTTCAATCTTAAATGTCTTTCCAAGAACATTGAAATACTGTGATTTGTCCTCATTTACATATACATAACTAATTGGATTCATTACTGTATAGTTAGGAGCTTGCATCTCTGTGATTTGTGTCTTGTAAACTTCTTTGCAAACTGATCTAAACTCAGGAATATATTGAATGTTCTTCAAAACACCAGCTTTAATATAAGATACAACATCTGATTCATTCATTTCAAGTAATTTCTTTACTTGTTCAACACCAATCTTGTTAATATAGTTATATTTACTATTATTAGCTTCAATTGATTCACATGCAGATGCTAATTTCCAACTAATGTTATTCTCATTAATATATTCTTTTACAGATTCCAATATATTGTTCAAACCTGTGTCAAAACTACATTTAGAAGCTTCAAGTACAAAGCCATTTACAATTCCACATGTAGGAGCATTAGTATACATGTATGCTCTATAAGTTTTTAGTATTTCCTTACCTGCTTCAGTAATAGCTTCAGTACTATTTAATTTTGTAGCAAAGTCAAGGTCTTTCAATAAATTTACACTCATATGTATATATTTGGTATATTTATATTTATATTATTTTAAAATTATCTATATATAATAATAAATATTTTTTAAGTTTATATTTTATTATAATCGATATCCAAGTTTTGTTGCAGCGGCAGTTACAATTAATCTTGAAGTCATTAGACTTCCTAATGCACCTTTAGGATCAATTCCCAAAACATTGCATATTGTTGTCATGACTTTAGGACCAAAAACTAAACCACCAGCAGCACCGGCAATAGCACCAACAATTCCTTCATCAATAGGTAAATTGTTTTCTTTAGCTTCATTTAATTTTTGGATAATTTCATCATAAACTAAAGATTCATTAATTTGACAATCTTTATTTATTTCAGACATTGTTTTCATATTTCAATTTTATTTTCTTTCTTATTATAAATGATTTGGTCTTTAAATATGGTTGATAGATATCCATTTCTATTTACTTTTGCAACATGGATATTTGATCCATATTTTTTCTCTAACTCTTGTAAAATTAAAATTAAATTACATATTTCCATTCATTTAATAATAATTTAATATGTATTTATATATAAAAATAAAAAATATTATTAGTTATCTTCCCATGTTTCGGACATATGTTTTTCACATTCTTTTTCTCTTTCTTTGTCTATTTCTAATGCCCCATATTTATTTTTTCGAACATCTGTATAAAAATCCTTTTCTAAATCTGATAGATAATCTTTTTGTTTAACAGGACCTAATTTATAGAATTTTTTCAAATTATTTTTAAATTCTTCAACTGGTAATAATTTTTTAGTAGCATTTGGTTTGACGACATAAACCATAGCCATTTTATATATTATTAATTTAGATTTTCTTTCAACAGGAACCCGATTGATATATGCATTTTCAACATCATGTGTACCAGTTACATTCCAAGAATTATATTTTGTGAATAATCCTTTATCATCAGAAAGAATTAATGGCATATATATAGAGGGCATTCTTTTCATCAAAGTATCATATTTTGGTATTTTAGAACTCTGAAATGTTAATACAATTGCTGGATAATTTGAATTATATAGATATTTTTTATTAGTATAATTACCCTTATATTCACTTGATCCAATTTCATTTTCTGTGAAAAATGTTTTTGCATCCATCACTTCAATTTTAACTACATCCTTTTTAAGTGGACTTGATAAAAATGCTTCAATAATTGCATTCATATATATTTTAGATAATGCTTTGCAATTAGTGTGATTAATTATTTCAATACCTTCTTGATAAATTGGATTTTGTGATTTATGAATAATATTCTTACCTAAAACAAGTTTTTCATAAATATATGTATCTAATTTTTTCATAATTTAATATTTGTTTTTAATTCTATCAGCTTGTAATTTCATTTGTTCTTTAATCATAGACTTAGCTAACTCTTCATCATCTATTGATTCAAAAAGCATAGCACAAATTATGAAAGTACGAATTGATACTTCAATATCCATTTTAGATTTAATCAACTCTAAAAGATAATCATATGCTTTTAATTTATTTTTGATAGATAGTTTTTCTGGATTTAAGTCTGGTAATAATCCTTTAATTATTTTTAATACATCTTCTGTTGTAAAATGAATATCTTGTATATAAGATCTTCCACGTAAAGCGGTATCTAATGATCCTGCATTATAATTAGTAATAATGATAACTGAACCATTATAATAGAATCTTTTTGGTAATTCATTTCCATCATCATCAGTTATTTTACCAGCAACACCATATGAGATAAGTCTTCCTTCAGGTTCACTAGTTGAATCTAATGCACCTTTCAAGATATTAATACAATCTTCTGGAGCTTTTGGTCCTACTAATGAATCTGCATCATCAATCACTAATATATCTCCTTTATCTTTATAATCATATAGAGCTAAATATAATCTTCGTGGGGTACATTTACCTTTAATTGTAAATAAGTTTTGACCTTCTATATAATCATTTTCTTTTAATAATTTCTTAACTTTGAATGTTTTACCAACACCTGGGGCACCACATAATATAACTGATGGATTAATTCCTTTAATTACCATCTTCACATATCCTTCCATTTTCTTGAAAACCATTTCTGGATCTTCAGATTCTTCTTGTAGTTTTGTCTCAGCAGTTTTCTCTGATTTAGTTTTTGAAACGGTGACTAATTTAGATTTAGATAATTCTAATTCAATTTCTTTGACAGATGATGCTCCACCTTTAATAGCTTTAAGAATCTCATTAAATTCTTTACTTATATTTTGAAATCTTTCTTGATCTTCTTTAGAATTATTTCTATTCATCAATGCTTGTTGAAGTTCCTCGGCTTTTTTGTGCTTATAATTATCTACTTCATTCTCATAAATATGATATCGTAAAGAACCAACATAGAATCTTGATTCTTTAATATCAGATTTTTTAAATATACTACGACCTATTTCAATCGCTTCCTTTTCTGATAATGAATAATTTTTAGTATTGACAATGGTCCAAATAATTGGTAAAAAATATACTAATGAACTATCTAAGGTATTGATGGTCAATTTAGACTTTGAACTTCCATTGAATAAGATGTCCATATTATTAAAGAAATCAATAGAATGTGGATTGACACTATCAGATGATTTATTCCAATTGATTTGGAATACTTGACCGGTTTTATCTTTAGGTGAAATTACTAAAAATTGTTTTGTAATAAATTCTTCTTTAGATGTTTTAGTAGTAACATATCCAACTAATGGAACTAATAAGTCATCAATATGCTTAGATAAGATTTTATCAATCCCATTAATATATTGATCTAAGTTTTTAATAGAAATAGATGATTCATTTATTTGTTTTTGTTTTTGAATGAAGTCTAAGAATGTCATAGTTTAAATAAAATAAATTTCAATTGGCTTAAGTTGAACACAAGTATTTGAGTTCTCCGATTTATTTGGATAATATTTAATATTTTTTGATAATTTAGGTATTTCAACTAAAGTGTTCAATGAGATATTTCCAAATATATCTAATCCAGGGGTATTATATTGATTATATTTATTTGTAATCTTATTATCATTATAGAAATCTAAATCTGTAAGATATTCTGTATATTCTTTATTCTTATATGCTAATTCATTATATTCTGATACAAAATTCAAATCAATAGAATCAATTAGATTTTCAGTATCATTATTCAATATCAAATTAATGATTTCTGATTTAGATATGAATTTTACTGAATAATGTAAATTAATAAAATAATCTAATAGTATTTGATTAATATTCAATTTAATACTTTCCTTCTTGTATTCTGAATTAGTCTTGATATATATGATGATTGAATAGTTTCTGATGATTGGATCAATAAACTCAACATTAAATCCAGCTATTGTCTTATTTGAATTACCTAATGTTGAGATAATCATATTCTTTTGATCTTCACTTAGCATCATTTCTTTATCACTCAATTCATAGTATTTCTCTTTATCTTGATATATATTCTCAATATTTTGTAAAGCAATAATAAATAACTTATTATATTTCAATGATGTATAACAATTATTATATCCGATGAATGAGAATCTTTTCAAGAAAAGCTTCATATTATCTATATTTGAATAGATTAATGAACGAGAGTTAGCACCAACCATATTTCTGATAAATTCAATATCATCTGCATTATTACCACCTGAAATAAATGTGTTGATCTTCAAATCAAGATAATCATTCAAGTCAATAGTATTTCCTAATATATCAGTTCCTGATTCATAGAATACAAATTCAGATTCTTCATTAGATTTAATATTACCAGATAATCCATCATGTGTTAAATATTCAATTTCAACAACTTGTCCTTCTTTAAGTTTCTTACCATACATTCCATTACCAAATGTAATATCAAAAGTATTATCATAACCAATCGATAACACATATCCACAATCATTTTCACCCATATCATACAAACATGAATATTCATCATATTTCTCGCCATCAACAGTTACTTTAACATAATTTCTATCAAAGAGAATAACTGTTGAGATATGAATAGATTCTAAGTCTTCCCCAGTAGCAACATAACGAGAATTGACAAATATACCTTGACAAATCTTGAATTGATATTCAATCAATGGATTATTTAAGTTGAATATATAATAATCAGTTGGTAGAACAATTGAATATTTAATACCAGTTAGTTTATTGACAACTAATGAGTGATTTTTCACATAGATTGTATGTTTAGTCTTGTTTATCTTATTGTTAATGTGCATTTTAGCAATTAACAATCCACTTGCGGCAACCCCATAGTTTGGTTCAAATCCAGAAACTTTGGCAAGAGAGAAAATAGATTTTTTTCTGGTTGCGGTAAAAATATTTTGTTCAGTCAAGGCATCTTCAATATAAAACATGATATTTTGCATTATACCTTTGATACCATTGAATATCACTCCGAATATTTGTGTATTGGTATATTGTAATCCAAGATTATTAAAAGATTTTGATAAAAATGAATAGACAGATTCATCAAAATTCTCAAATGTGGTTTCTATTGTTTTAAATAATTTCATGTATGTTATTTCAGTTTATATATTCTTTGTCTTTCATCAGCATCATTCTTATCATGTTTTATATTAATATCAACAACATATATTACGTTTGTTAATTCTGTTTCTTGATGAACTTCAATCATATAATAACATTCTCTTAAGAATAATGTCTCATTTTGTATTTTTTCTTCTAAATATCTTTTTATTTGATCTTCAACTGGATTCATTTGCCATAAGAATTGTTCAAAATTAGTTCCAAAATTTGGATATCCAATCAATTCAGTATTTTCAGTATTAAATAAAATATCTAATTCCTGTAATGCTAAATCCAATTTATCTTGAAGATATATTCGAGAATCAATAGCTAAATCCATCATATATAATTTAAAATTATCATTTATTTAATAACTGACCAATTTCCATAAGTGATATATTCATGATCTTGATTGTAAATCTCAAATGTACCAGATTGATTAGTCAATTGAACGGCCGGAATATTGAATATCACATAATTCACATTTCTACCAATCTCATCATATGTATTTCCATCTAAAGTCATTATAAACAAATCAACTTTAGACATATATTCATGCAAATCAATACCAATATGTTGATTTTGCATATATTTGATGGTAATATTATTTAATTGATTTGTCTTGAAGAAAATTGGCTTATATATAATTTGTGTATTTTTAATAATTTGATTAGATTTAATATCACTTGAATCTTCATTTCTTGTGATACTACAATTAATATTATTTATAAAACTATATGGGGTATAATTCTTATACCATTCTTCTAATTGTAATTTTATATTTTCATCATTAATATTTTCAAGAATGCTCTCAAAAGTATCATTATTTGTCTTATTATTTAAATTTAACTCAATCATTGGATTTGAATTATTGAATATTTTTTGATTTAATTCTACTAAGTTATCTAATCTATTTTTTGTAGAAAGATCTGTTGGTGGTAAGATATATTTGAATTTTTCTTTAGATATGTATACTTCATTACTCATGATTTCCATACCTATAAAACGGTCTATAAAAATCAATCTACAAACCACTATAGAAGGCATTTCTACCCAATCATTAAACATTTTATATATATTAAAGAAAAAATGACCATCTCCTAAAGACTTAAAAATATCAATAGTACCATCTTCATTTATAATTTTGTCTATTTGATTAATATTGATATTCTCACTATAGAATAGATGATTAAAATCTCTATCAGAAGCAAATTCAATTCTAAATCCAAAGAAATCAATTGATGCTTTATATTCTTCAATATAATCTTCTAAGAATAATTCCCATCTAGACTCTTTAAGTTTTTGTATATATTCAAATTTAGATAATCCGGGTTTAGCTTTACCTGATTCAACCAAATAAGAAATAGACTCATCACTGATATCAGAGATATTATTAATTTCAGATAATTCTTCAATATAAGTTTCTTTTAAATGATCATTAGTATAGATTTTTCGGTCGATAATGTGATGATAGAAACAATAAGCTTCATATAATGATTGATTAGGATAATTAGTTTTGAAAAATTCTTCTTCTGGATAATGGAAATGACCAATAATTGAAATTATTCCATTATGATCAAAATCACATAAAGCTGATAATGTAAAATTATATTGAGTAATAAAAGAACAAGTTCCAGGAAGATAATTATCAGATAAAGTATATATTAAAGTTGTTTTATTAAGATTATTATATGGATATAATGATACATTCAAAGGAGTTGTGATATAATTGTTGTCAATAGACAAACGATATTTGAAATATACTTTCTTAAATAGTTTTTCTTCTCTTTCAAATACTCCATTGTTATTATAATCTTCATCATATTCTTCTATTCCCCAAGGTTGGCAAAACAATGCAATTGGGACATATTGGTTGACAATACTATTCTCATTGGTAGAAATTTTATTATTTCGATCTAATTTGATAATTGATTTATTCAAGAAATCTGTATTCTTATCTGATACTGTATCTACTATATTTAAATCTTCTTTAAAATATAATTTATAGTCATAAGTATCTTTACCTATCAATTGTCTGTCAAATAATTTTTCAATACTTGGAATATAACATTTGATATATTCAGAATATATATTGTTTTTATATCTATATTCAGTATCACTACTATAATATTTGGATTCACCGTTTTGATTATAGTACCATTGTTTAGTTTGACAAAGATAATGAAAATGAATATTATTGATAAAGTTTTCAATATGGATAATAAAATTTTGATTGACTTTAGTTACCGGATGATATATTTTAACTAAATCACATGGAATATCAGCTCTAGTAAATGTACAAGTATTATCATCTGGGTTAATTGTTTTCTCTAAGATATCATATACTGCTAATTCATTGATAATATCATCATCAATATAAGTATCATTAAAAATATTATAAGATGGGGAATAATACATAGTATCTTTATTAGATGGAAATACTATCTCATCAATAATATCTTTAGGATTACTTGTTGCTAATTTATTCTTGTAGGTTTCAAAAATATTTCGTTCAATAAAATATATATTATCATCAGTGGCAATATTATTGATTAATCGAAAATTTCTCAACATGACAAAATTCTTATGATTATCTTCTAATAAACCAAATTCTGAATAAGGTATATATTCTATTCTATAAGTATATTCATTAATATTTAAATATTCAATTTTCATTAATATCTATTTAACCTTATATTATATATAAAAATAAAATTATGATATTAATAGAGATGATTTACTATAAATAAATTAAAACCATATTACCATATTTTCTATATTATAAATAAGTATATCAAACTTTACTATATGACTGAATATGACAAATTAAACAAAGTCTTAGAAGGCAAATCAATATTATATATACCTATTTATTCTTGTTTTGACTATCAAACTGGTAATTTGAATTTTAAAGCTGATGGAAATATTAACAGATTTTTATCAACTTTTTATCATTGTAACAAATATAAGAAATTAGATATATTGGTTCCTCCATCTGGAAATGTTAAAGAATGGTTTGAAAATATTTGTAAAACTTATTTACAAAATTGTAATTTAATATCTTGCCCATTAATAGTTAAATCAGCAAAGGTTGAAAGAAGTATTGAGTTTAGTTATAAAATTCTAGATTTTTTTAAAACCAATAACATAGATATAAATTCATATAATTATATTATTTGTGAAGCACAACATGTATTTTTAAGGTTATATAATATGGTATCATATAATCTATTTTTAAGATCATATGATATTGGAATTCAAGATAAATTGATTTATTGGTGTCCGGTTTGTGCTACTGATAATAAAAGTAGAGATTTTCTTGAACCATATAAAGAAATTGATAAATTTATTTTTAGTGTGGCTAAGAATGTTATTGTTGCTTCTAATGATCAAGTTAAATATTATAATAACTATCATTTTGGTGGTAATCTAATACAAATTGAATCATTAATTGATAGACAACTTCCATTTTTTAAGTATTATATAGATTGGAATATTGTTCATTTTATCAATGGATTCCATATCAAGAATAATATATTCTTACCATTTAGATTAACTGATATGGGATATCAAACTCAAAAAATTGTTGATTATCTATATAATGATTATAATTCAAATCATACTTTTAAAGTATTTTATACAAATCCAAATAATTGTGATATATATCAATTTGCAAATAATGACTCATATAAGAAATTATTCTTAGATAAATATTTTATAGAAGTACCAAAAGATAGAGATATTTTTTATTCTATAATTGATTATTGTAATGTAATTATTCCATATTTTGAAGACACTGAATTTATTTGTCATGCGGCTATTGATGAGTTTAAATATGGAAATTGTATTGTTTGTAAAAATTTAGATGAATTCAAAAATATTTTAAGTTAATATATATATGGAAAATAAAATTCAAAAAATGTTTGATTTGTTTTTTGACTTAGATTCCAACCAAGAATTAAATAAAATCAAACAATTAGTTATTAATAATCCAGATATCTTGAATAAAGGTTTTATATTTACTGGAGTAGGTAAAAACTGGTATATTTGTGAAAAACTAAACAAGACTTTTCTTTCTATGGGACTAAAATCTCAAGCATTAGATCCGGTTCACGCTTTGCATGGTGATTTAGGTATGGTTGATGGTCAAATTATATTTTTTATTTCTAAATCAGGAAATACCGAAGAGCTTATCAAATTGGCAAAGACATTAAGAGCTTTAAAAAATCAACATATTAAAGATTGTATTATGGTTGGTTTTTGCTTAAATAATCAATTTGAGAATAGTAGATTGTATGATTATTTGATAATTCCAAGTAAAAGGTTTCCAAAAGACCAAATATATGAATTTGATGAAAAGAATATTGTTCCAACTTTATCTATAAATATTATGCAAATGGTTTTGGATAAATTTGGAGTTGAAATATTTGAATCTTATGACTATCTTGTAAATAATTATAAATATAACCATTTAGCCGGAGAGAATGGCCGTAGGCTTGGTGTAGATAAATTATTAAAAGAATTTACCAAATGAATAAATTAAAGAACATTATTATCGTAGCTGGTGGAGAGAATACCCGTTTTAATGAAATGAATATTTTCCCAAAGATATTGTTACCAACATTGAATGATCCATCTATATTATCATATGATTGTAAATTATTTGAAAACTATAATATCTATTTGATTATTAATGATAGATATGAATTAATGACTAAACAATATATTAAGAAAAACCAATTAGATATTAATATATTGGTGAGTCATAATCATAATGGTAGTGCAAATACAATATATGATTTGATAAATGAATTACCAAAAGAAGATATTCTTTTTGTTTGGTCAGATCTTATATTAGATAAAATTGGAGTAGAAGATATTGAAAATTATATTCAGACTATATCTGATAATAATGTAATTTTTACTTATGATGGTAAATATAGATTCAAAGCAACTAATGATAGTATTCAATTATCTGAATATGGTAATATACCAGGAATTTATTATTGTAAAAACTTAGATAAAATTTTTAATAATTACAAAGTTAAAAACAATTATGATTATTTAGAAATTATTAAAGATAATTTTTTAAATGATTTTACAATTCATGAATATAAAGGACAAATCATTGAATTTAGAGATTTGAAAATTTATCTAGATTATTATAAACCACAAATTAAGAAAACTAATACAAGATTTTTCAATAAGATGATTGTTGAGTCAAATATGTTGACAAAACAATGTATTAATAAAGATTATAATCATCTTATTGAACGAGAAATTAATTGGTATAATACTTGTAAAGATAATAATTATTATAATATTCCAACAATTTATGAGACTAATAAAGAAAATCATTTTATCAAGATGGAATATTTAGATGGTTATCAAAATATATATGAATTTATCAAACAATGTAATGATGAAGAATTCAATATATTTATGAAATCATATCTTAAAGCTGTTGAAAATCTTCATCAATTAAATCAGGTTAAAGTAGATTATCAACAAGCTTATGAAGATTTTTATATAGAATTTTATGATAAAGTGATTAAGCGGTGTAATAATATTTCTGGTATTTTATATAATTATGATGAGAATAAACTTAAAGAAATATTAAATAAAGCATTTAATAGAATTATTGAATTAATTGGTAAAAATAATCTAAATAACTATTCATTTACCCATGGAGACTTAAATGGAAGTAATGTAATGTATAATCAAAATACCCATGATATTAAGTTTATTGATCCTCGCGGATATTTTGGTAAAACTCAACTTATTGGTCCTGCATCTTATGATTATGCAAAAATCATGTATTGTCTTTCTGGATATGATGATTTTAACAATGGTAATTCAAGATTTACAAAAGATTGGTATGATGAACCCCAAGAATTACGTCATTATGAATTTGGAGAAAACCAAAAACTATATTATATTATGGTAGGTATTATTTGGGTGGCATTAGCTGAATATATATCTCAAGATGTGTTTAAAGCGAATATAGCTTATAGACATGGATTAAAAATTTTGAATAGTATATTATGAAAAAATTATATGTAATTGAAGGATTTGATAGATCTGGTAAAGATACATTAATGAATGACTTATCTAAAGAAAATCTATCGAATACTTATATTTATTTTAATAATTTAGAAGGATTACCTAAATATGATAAAGAACAAGATAATTTTTTAGTTTGGTTAAATAAGTTTATAGATAAACAAACTAATGATTTGATTGAACTATTCAAGAAATATAATAATATAGTAATGACAAGATTGATTATTTCTGATGAAGTATATAGTTCATTATTTAATCGAGAACATACAACTATTAAATATATGGAACGATTAAATGATATAGAAATTTATAATTATTGTATTCTATTCTTGAATTATAATGAGTATTTAAATAGAATTAAACATCTTGAAAATGAAGAGGTTCAATATCATCAAAGAGATTTTGAACGAATTAATGATTTATATGAAGAGAAATTAATTTCATCAAACTATAAATACTATATTAATTATATTAAGTCTGATACAACTCCTAATGATATTTTACAAGATTTTATTTCTTATATTAAAAATTAAAAACTATGAAAGAATTTAATAAAATGTTGATTTGTGGACCATGTGCTGCTGAATCAGATATTCAATTAAAAACGATTGCTAAACGATTAAAGGAAAATAATATTAATTGTTTGTTTAGAGCTGGTATTTGGAAACCTCGTACAAAACCTGGTACATTTGAAGGTTTGGGTGAAATTGCTATTAAGTGGATGTGTGAGATTCGTGAACAGTATGGATTTAAAATTGGTTGGGAAGTGGCAACTAAAGAACATGTTGATATTTCTTTAAAATATAATCCAGATTTTCTTTGGATTGGGGCCCGTACAACTGTTAATCCATTCTTGATAGATATTTTAGCCAAATCATTATCAAATACTAATATAGATGTATATGTCAAGAATCCATCTAATTCAGATTATAGTCTTTGGGAAGGTTCAATTGAAAGATTATTGAAATATAATGTTAATGTTGTTGGGGTTATTCATCGTGGATTTTCTTCACAAAATTTAGCTGATTACCGTAATGCACCAATGTGGTCAATTCCAATTAAGATTAAGAATAAATTTCCGAATTTGTTGTTATTGGGAGATCCTAGTCATATGGGTGGTCATGATTTTTTGATTAAAGAAATTTCACAAAAAATGATGAATTTAAATTATGATGGTCTTATGATTGAAGTTCATAATAATCCTAAAGAAGCATGGACCGATTCTAAACAACAAATTACCGCAAATACTTTAAGAGAAATATTAGATAATTTAGAAATACCAATAGAAAATACAAGTAATGGTTTAATTGAATATCGATTACAAATTGATGAGATTGATGATCAAATTATGTCATTAATTAAACAAAGATTTGAAATCACCAATAAAGTTGGGCAATGGAAGAAAGAACATAATGTATCTATTTTCCAGAAAAATCGATATGAAGAAATATTAAACAAAAATAAAGTAAGATCTAATCGATATAATTTAGATATTGATTTGATTAATAGTATTTTTAATATTATTCATGAGAAATCTGTAGAACAACAATTAAATGAATAAACTTATGAATTAAAAATTCAACTAAATATTTAATATGAAGAAAATTATAATATCAGATTGTGATGGTATATTGACAAATGGTAAATCAATATATACATATAATGGTAAAACCGCTAAAGTCTATGGTGCATTTGACACCGAAGCTATTAGGACTGCACATGATTTAGGATGGGAATTTTTATTTGTATCTGATGATCGTCATGGATGGAATATTACTAAAGCTAGACTTGATAACTATAAAGAAAATGGATTATGTGAATATCAAATTGCTTCTCCAGAAGAAAGAGAGGAATTAGTTAAAGAATATCAAAATAAAGGATATTATGTTGTTTTTGTTGGAGATTCGATTTCAGATCTAAAAGCTGGATTAACCGCAAATAGGTTTTGTACAACTTCAAATGCATGGGATAGTATTCTAGATATGTGTGATTTTATATCCGAAAGAGAAGGAGGAAATGGTGGATTTGCAGAGATTATTTATGATTGTTTAGATAAATTGAATGAAAATTATCAACAATAATTTTCTATATTATAATATGAAATATATTTATTATTGTTTTTATGATAAATCAATTTAAAGTTGGTTGTAATTTTGATTGGGAATTAATTGATAAAGCATCTCAATTAAATGATAAATACAAAAATCAAGCAGTTATTAAAGAGTTTTTTGCAAGTCCAAGTTCTTCTGCTCCAATGACAGCTAGACCTGATTGGAGATTACCTAATATGCCAGATAAAGATTTTGAAAAATATGTAAGATTATGTTTGGATAATAATATTTATTTTAATGTTGTGTTAAATTCAATACAACCATATATGACTAAACCAAACATGGTACAACATAAACAAGAAATTCAAGATTATGTAAAATGGCTTGAAGATATTGGTGTATATAGAATAACATTTGCAAATCCAATGATGGCAATGTTTATTCGTGAAGTATCTGATATTGAATTAGAAGCAAGTTGTATATTACATATTGATACACCAACTCAAATGAAATATCTCCATGATACATTAGGTGTAAATAAATTTTGTAATAGTATTCTTAAAAATCGTAGTCGTGATTTCTTGATTAATTGTGCAAATTATTGTAATGAGAATGGATTGATTCTTGAATTGTTAGCTAATGAGTTTTGTTATAATGCTTCATCTGATTATGCTACTCATTGTGTATATCGTGATTCATGTTATCTTTGTCATGCAACATGTAAGACTAAAGAAGAGTCAATGTTATATAATAATTATCCAATGAAATATTGTATGTCAAGTCGTAATGGAAATCAAGAACAATGGTTACGAAGTCGTTGGATTCGTCCTGAAGATTTGAAGTATTATAATAATATTGGAATTAATTATTTTAAAGTATCTGGAAGAACTGGTGGAACAGATTATTTAGTATCAGTATTAGAGTCATATATGAATCAAAAATATAATGGTAATCTTCTAGGTCTTTGGAAACCATTAGAGACTATATATAATGGTAAAAAGGAATATGAACAAGAATTGATTGATAATATTCCAAATGATAAATTAGATGGGTTCTTAGACCATTGGTTTGATAAAAATTTTGAATGTGAGAATCAAATTTGTGGAACCACATGTACATATTGCCGAGATTTTTATAATCAAAAAATAAAAGGAGCTTAATTAAAAGCTCCTTTTTTTATTATTGATTTGTATTAAGTTTGAATATTGCAATTGGTAAATATTGATTTATGTAATTTTCATGAATAAATCCTAATGTTCCTTTCATTTTAATATGTAAGCTTAAATTTTTATAAGCTGATATACTACTAATCTTAAATACTAATCCTTGTGGATATAATGTATAAATATGATTTGACTCAAAATAATAATTCCATTCATCAGGATTAGTTGTATTATCTCTAAAACCAATTTTACATTCACCTAATACTTCATTTGTAAATTCATTTATCAAGATTGATTTATCGGATTCATAAGTTTCTGAATTAGGATCTAAACTATCAAATAAATTATCATGCCAAATTTGTACATAATCAAATCTCAATACTGGTGTATAGTTAGTATAGTTAGATGATTCAATAATTCCGGTATTCAAATAAATATTATTGTCATCATTATTACCGGTTGAATATATTTGTACATCTAATTGGACTTCATTATTATCTAAATCAGTTACATGTACATAAGGATTCTCACTATTATAACTAAACATATTTGCATTTATTTGCTCACATTGATCTTCAGGAAATTGTTCAATTGTAAATGTTGAAGATGAATTATCTGAATCCTTTTCTTTCATTACCATACCTTTAATAATGACATAATTATCATATACCTCCATAACCGCTGCTTCAGAATCATTTTGAGCAGTTTGATATGATTTTATACCATAAGGTAATGGACGACTTAATGAAGGTAAATGAACATTATATGATTTATTTGATTTAGTGATATTAATATTATGATCTAATTTTTCCCAATTCCATTTATAATGTGAATGTCCACAAAACCATAAATTATTTGAATATTTTTCCATTAATTGTTGAATAAATTTACCTTGGTCACCTCTTAGAATATCTATATGTGTTTCGGCATAAGGATAATAATTATCACTATTGGTCATATAATTGTTTTCTTGGTGATAATTACCAGCTTTATCCATTAACATCAAATGGGTAAATATAAAACAACGATGATCTTTATATTCTTCTAAAATCTCTTCAAGACAACGTAAAGTTTGTGGATGATATAAATGATAGTCATTTGAATAATCTACTGATTGATTGACTAATAACTCATCTTCATTTAACATTCTACAATTATGGGTATTGTAATCATCTGGATTATTCCAACCATATTCTACATTTAGATAAATATATACATCAAATTTATCTTCTCCAAAATATTTCTTAAAATAAAAACTAGTTCCTTCACCGGATTCTTCAGTATGATAATAGTCATCATTATCTCTGTATTGCTCATAATCTTTAAAATAAATTATCTCATATTCATTATTTGGATTTATAGCAGATACACTTTTCCATAACTCATGATATTTATATTTAGGTTTAGTATCATGGTTACCAGAACAAGTAAAAATAGATAAGTTTGGTGCATAAGTATCTATACATAACTTATAGTTCTTTAAATGAGCTGACCAATCCGTGGAGATATCACCAGAACAACTTACAAAATCTACACCTTCATCCATAAAAGTATGTAAAGCATTTTGAAGATCCTCTGAATATTCACTTCCATCATCATTTCCAATAGTAGTTGGGTCTTGGTCACTTTCATCAGTATCATTATAATGGATATCACTCATTAATCCAATTTTATATAATGGTTCTTTGTTGTTCTTATATAAATCTTTAATTGGAATAGATTCTTGCAAGTCATGATTATAGATATTATATACATTAATATATTCTACATCATTAGGCACAACATAGAAATTCTTGTTGATATAGTTCTTGTCTAATGGTAAATATTGTGGTAATATATTTTTATCTTTGTCAGCATATCGATATGAATAGTTTTCAGTACCATCATAATTGAAATTTATATCAATAGTTTGACGATTAATCAACAAAGTCAATGGATATCGTTTGTTAATATTTTTTAAAGCTTCTAATTGTTCTACATAAGAATCAAATACTTGAATATATTGCATAATCTACATTATATAATTTTGTTAAATAAAGCTTCTATATATTTCTGTGGATTAAATATTTGGTTGATAATTTTTTGATTTTTATTACATAAAGATATATATGAATTTTTACTTATAAAATATTTATTAATGAGTATTTTATAATGATCTATATTGTTTTCATCAAAATATATTGCACAATTCAAATCATATAATGATTGTTTTGAATTAATCTTAATTTTTTTAGCTTGATTAATATCTATAATCAATATTGATTTACCAGATAACACATCAATCATTGTATAAGTCAGATAATCAAAACTATCAAAATCAACAACAAACATGATTTCATCTAAAATCTTGTCATAATCAATATTTGGATATATATTTATTTTATTTTTATCAATATAACTTATATTAGTATTAGTTATTTTAGAAGGATTGCCAAATTCATCATAATATAAATTTGGTATAGACATAGTTTGGATATTTTTCACTAAACCATATAAAAACCAATCACAATTAATATCATTCTTAAACATTTCAAACATTTTCAAAAATAAACTATAATTAGTCTTTAATCCTCTATTTGAAATCATTCCTATTTGATTAGTTTTATGTTCAAAATTTAATGGTAAACTATTATATATTAAATCTAATTTAATAATCTTATCTATATCTATATATTTCAATAATTCATTATATATAGTATCATTCTT